ATTCCTCACAAACAGACCATAAAAAAGAAAGGCCCATGATTAAAATTATCGTTAGTATTCCTTGTCTAATTGTTTCTTCTTTGTGACCTCTTTTTCATAGAGGCTTGTTGCCCAATTATGAGCATTGGAAAAGTATGCCTGTATTTCCTCAATAAATTCCGCGACACCCTGAGCCTTGAAAATCTCTTCAGATTTATTGGTTGACCTCAATTTCTTATTGACAATGGGGTTCGCATTATCAATGAGCTTTTCAATCGCCTCAAAATCCCCCCTGGCAATAGCCAGCATTTCAGCGGCATCCTCTATTTTCGGTAACCATTTCATACCCGTAGTCCTCGACCTTGGATTGTTTGACCGGGTGATTGGCCTTTTGGATTGCCTGCGGCATCAATGGCCGCTGCGGGTGGAATTTCACCGCCTTGCTCGATATTTAATTCTTCCATGGCGGCAGCCTGCATGGCGTCGAGTTCATCATTGCTAAAAAGGATCTTACCCGAATCCATTTTCATGGAATCGAAAGCCTCCCTCAACATATGGGCCCGTCCTTTATCGGAGATTACTTTCCGATCCCAATCATTATTCGTCCTATCCAGCATCTCAGATCGTCTTAACTGGAGCTGTTCAGCAATAAATAATTGTTCGCTCGCCCGCGCTATCACATTGATATCACCTATTTTGTCTATATCCTGGTCGTACAACATCACATGATTCCAATGCTCTTTAATGCTTGGGCTTATGACCTTTTCGTCAATATGGGCTATTACGCCCTTGAGGGTCTTGCTGGCAGCGTTCATCAGCATACTCAAACCGCTGGCCGTCTTGCCCGCGCCTCCGATCTCCTGGGAGCCGTACACATAAGCCGGTATTCCGCTCTGTTCGGAGGCTTGCTTAAAGAAATACTCATAGACCTTTAACAATATATCAACGATTGGGTCAGGTTGGAAAAAATTCAGAGCCCGATTATCGGCTCCTGTTCCATCATCTACTGTTTTCCAAATCTTCCATGGGTACATTTCTTCAACGTTTTCAGATGGGTCCATTCGATTCATATAGGCTTCTACCTGTGGTCCAGAAGCTATACCCATGTTATTGACAATTGCCCGGGCCGTTGCGTTACAAATATCTTGGCAATCGTCCATTAATTCAGGTGGAGACTTACCCCAAATGGAATCATTGACGCTTTCAAAACTTGCCGCATAATACGGGCGATGCCCAAGGGGATGCGGATTGAGCCGGGACATAATCACATAATTGCCTATCAACCAGGCTGTGATCTGATAATCAATATCTGTGTCCGGCACCTGTTTTCCCGACATACCCCATTCAAGAAGTTTTCTACCCTGGACACTTCCCCAAAATACAAGCACATCAATAGGCGGATCTGGATCATTTTGTTCTTGTGGCCGATCAAGGGCTGTTGCCATTTGTTGATCTATGGATAGCCATTCACGGAGACCGCCTTCCCCGTATTCGTTCAATACTGCCCTAATAGCTGATTCCTTGAATCCCGGAACACCGATAAAGGTATTTAATTCAGATCGTCTTACCCGGATGCGTTCAATCAAATATCCATCCTGAATATTCTTTGCGCCAGGGCTCGGGAAAAGATTAATGCCGGCTACCCTTTGGTATTCTCTGACGGGCTTTATTTCGATTGCAGGCACGTAATTCCCGTTCTGGTCCTCTGTCCAGACCATCTTTTTCTTGCGCCTGATTACCGGTCCCTTTAGAAAAGCAGTAGGATAAGTAACCAGATCATTTATAAATTCACTTAAAGCCTTGTAATAATTGCCTTCTACCAATTGATCATTGATATGCTCCTCAAATCTATCGGCAGCCTTTTTGGCCTTCTCTTTTTTCTCTTCCAGGACTTTATCCTGTATTTCCAGCAATCTGTCTTGAATCTTCTCCGCGCTGACCGATTCAACGCCCTTCATCATCATTAATTGGACGACTTCTTCCTTGACCTGGGTCTGTATTTCAACTTCTTTCCCTTCCGGAAGGGTTGGAACAGGAGTAGGAGACAAGGCCCATGGCTTCTCGCCAGGGGGCAAGAGAATATCCCGAATCCATGATTCGGCGGCCCTGCATTTAACATTCGTCAGCTTCATGTAAATTGCTGAACCACCTTGTTTATGGATCTTGGCCAGCTTTTCGGCGGTATACTCTCCGTTGCGCCTATTCAGGCACTCAACAAATCGTTGCTGAATATTGTTGCCCTGTTTTGCCCGTTTTGCGGCGGACCACGCGCTCTGGATATGATCAGCCAAGGATAACAATTCCGGCTTTTGCTGTTCCTCTATGGCCTTCTGCCGGTTCTGTTCAGACTTTTCAATATCCTGTAGCTTTGATTCTGGAGTTCGAACCAATAATCCATAACCATGGGCAGGCGTATTTTCTGTTGGTGAGGCTGTTGGGTTCATATTATGTCCATCCCTCAGCGTTTGTTAGCTTGTTTTCAGAGCTTTTGATTATAACCTCGTCACCAGCAAAACCCGTAACAGCTTGTATACGCACTGGATTTTTCACTAAGCCGGCTAGTAAATATCGGAGAGCATGAAACGGATAAAATTGATTCGAGGTTATATCGCTCTCTTTGTTCATTTCATCAAATATCACCCTATCCATCGCGGTAGGGGTCACAAAAGATGATCTGGTTAGGGCTTTTTTAAGGTTCCAATCCTTTATAAGGGAATCCCCGTAAGCATAATCCTTTACCGAAGGTGCCCCTTTTAATCGCATGGAAGTCCTGTTGTCTGTAAAATATCTCCACAGGTCCCGATAGAACCCTTGAATCTGTCGCTTATCTTTTGACTGGTCGGCATATACCGTCGTCGCCTTCATCCGGGTACCGTCCTCCAAGACTTTTTTAAATAATTCCTCTTGAGAATGGCTTTCTCCTTCGACCAGAAACAGAAGGGGGTTTTTTTCAAAAATATTAGGCTCCCTTTGTATGCCTATAAACAGATAATATCCGGGATTATTATCTACCGGCTTTACGATTGCCCCTCTAGCCTCATAAATGGCTATTTGCTGTTTGACGCCCGTATCATTAATGCAGTGCGCCAAAAATCCATCTGCAAAAGGCATTACGTAAAGAACTTCTTTCATTCTTATCCCTGAAATCTTGGTTGTGGGGTGCTCATCCTGGCCATAGCCTCATAACATTGAGCCAGCCTGAAATGATCCGGGCCCCCTAGTTTCGGTACATAGATATATCTCAACTGCCCTGTCTGTTCATCCTCCACTAATTTCTTGGCCGTGGCATGACAATGAGCAGCAAATTGTTCTATCAATCCCGTTCTGCGCGGGATCTCCACTAAACCGTCAGATAATTCCTTGTGTGAGGCGTCCATGGCCTCTGTCCGGTAAGAGGTTACGGTGTAATCCTTTTCATTCCACGCATACGAGCCTTTCTGGTGTTCTGAAAAATAAGAGAGAAAGACTTTCCCGGGGAACCTATGAGCAAACTTTCGGGCATCGTTTTGGTTTGGCAGCCCATCAATAACGCATCGTGCCACATGAAACCTTTGCATCAAGGCATCCAGCTCTGACCAGCCCTTTTCAATGGTGATATGGACTATCTTTCCGTCTTTATCCGCTGCAGGGTGCTTTTTGCCAATTACGATATGGAATAAATCCTGCTCGCCTCCGCCCTGGTCAATACCCATAAAGCAAGGTCCGGGATCCGAAGAGGCGATCCCGTCCAGGCCACAGCAATCATAAATGTCTTGCTCTGACAATCGATTTTCCGCTTCGATATATGCCCGGCCAAGCCGTAGCCGGATAAAATTCGCCCGGTCAATATTTGGATTTTCCCATTGGTTCAAGAGTGATTTAACATCAATCCAACCATAAGACGGGTGGCCAATAGTAAAACCGATAATGTCTTTCTCCATGGGTCTGGCTGACACCCATTCACCGAACCGGGGATCCAGCTCCCGGCCACAATGCCGACATGCACGGATAACAGAGCCGTCTTTCTGTCGCTTTAATACGGCACACTCCTTATTTGGATCCCAATATTCCTCCAAGTCCAGACAGGTATACCAGCCGCAATGCTGGCACTTGACATGCCAATATTCCTGGTCTGAGTCCTGAAATTTTCGGTCAATCCCGTAATCCGGTAAGGTCGGATTCGCTAAGTAGGATCTAGTATGGATAGGAGATTTCGAAAGCCGGCCGGCGACAAACTCATCAATCCCAGGGTGCATTTCATCGTATTCGTCATGCACAGCATGGTCTGCTGGATCGCCTTTAAGAGCCGAGCTGGTCTTCATCTCCTTTTTCAGATCCTGACCTAGCCGGCCAGACCTGAAATAAAGAAACCCGGAGCCGATCCGTTTGAGGGTAGCGGAGTCGGTATCTCGAACGAATCGGCCTATTGTCTCCGGATTTTCCTGGATGAGAGGTCTAAAGCGGGACTTGGAAAACTCTGAAACCTTCTCGCGGTTAGGGAAAAGATAATATACTCCACTAGGATAATAGCCATAAATCATACCGTTAAGCGTATTGAGGACCTCGCCTTCGGTGAAGGTTCCCTGGGTTCCTTTCTTGATCACTTTAATCGGAGGCCTGATACTCATTGGCCGGACCTGAAATTCGTGTTGATTCAAGATAAAGGGCCCGGGCACCAATTTAATCCCTCTTGTATAAGCCCAATACCAGGGATTACAGGCGCAAAGAGCCTCTTCAGCTCCCGGACTTAATATCTCTGCGGTGTTCGTTAAGGATTGCATCTACCACCTTGTTGGCTGTATTGGTTAATAACTCCCGATCTGCCTCGCCTAATTTTGGTATGACTTGAAGAGCGCCGGATATGTCATGTTTCTCAGCAGGATAATCCCCGCGGAGCTTATGAACATCCATCCTGGCTTTCTGGCTGGTCCCGATTAGATGAACTTTGTACTGGACGATAGTTTCGCCATCACTGTAAAAACTAACGTCTTCATCCCCTTCTTTCCGGTGCTGTATTACTCCGGTGGACGCGATCACTTTAAAACCAGCCGGGAGGTCCTCAGGGTTAATCGCACCTTTGACTTTTATGATCTTCGGTTCCTTAGCCCTGAATTCCCTCTTTAACTGCCTGATCAAAAAATCATCATCTATTCCACCTTTGATGAGAGTATCCTTGAAAGGATTCAGTAAATCTTCAGCGAGCTCTTCTGATGTCACTGTTTCCATATTGGTAACTATTATAAATCATTAAATAAATAGAGAGCAACATCTGGTTAAGAAGGTATGGCTAAAAGGGGTATGATTAAGAAGGTATGATTAAGAAGGTATGATTTTCACAAAAATTAACTTTTTTTACTTTTTTCAAATCTTAGTTTAAATGAGAGCAGAAGGTGTTTATAGGTATAATATCTGTCTACTTTTTCACCACCTTTAGGCACCTTACGTCTATTCACATACTTTCTTTCAAATAGAATTGGGTCAAGGTATGGTCTCACGTTTCGATAAAAACAATCCTTTGTCATATGTGGATCCCAAAACGCCATTATCTCTGGAATTCCGTTTAATATTTCTAAATCCTGGTTCATACATTGCTCTCTATATAATAATATATATAATACTACTACTCAGTAGATACTATGTTAGTATGTGAGAGAAAATCCTCCGGTTTATATTCTTTTATCCGTGGGCTCCACCTCATAGCTTTACCGCCTCTTTTCAATTTTACTTTACGCCAGCCGATCAGTAACAGCCGGCCGCCGTTTTGAATCCATTGCAGGGCTTTGGGCGCCACCTCGGGATCCTCGGTTATTTTTTTATTGTGCTCACTGAAGGCCTGGCCGCAGGATTGTATGGCGATAATTGAGTTTTCACCCATGGCCACGATGTCACCGAAACCGAACATGTCTTTTCGTTTTCCGAATTTCCCCGCGTATGGATTGAACTGTTCGACCTTGTCGGCTACCCAGCCTTGAGACCTGATATATTCAAAAGTCCGTGATGTATTGCTTATGCCTTTAGCCATTTATATTTCCCCCCTAGAATTGCTAAAAACTTACTCTCAGTTATTAAAAAATCAAAATCAGCCTGCCAGTTGCGATCATTCTCGCCCATCAAAAAAGGCCGTTCTTTTATTATTTCAAAATAATCCCTCCACCATTCAAGGGACTGTGTCTTTTCCGATTCAAGCCATCGAGCCTTTAAATGCTTTTTTCGGGTTTCTGATATTTTAACTACCCTCGGTAGTTCGGGTAGGATCTCATGGTATAAATCTACAATCTCCTGATAGGGAACTTTCACTATATTCTTTCTTTCTTTTGTAATACTTTCTTTTGTGGGTGACTGTTTAGATGACACCTCTATCGTCTGTTTAGATGACACTTTTGGGCTTGTCGTCTGTTTAGATGACACCCTCCATTGCTCATAATTCTTATTAAATCCATATCTTATCCGACCTCTGTCATCTGTTTGGATGACTGTCATCTGTTTAGATGACAGTTTCTTTAATGTTCTATGTACAGCCCGACGATCCATTCCTGTCATTTTTGCGAACTGAGAAAGGGCTATCCAATCCGTTTTTTTCTGGAATCCGTATGTTTTTCTGAATATCGCCCATATTACCTGTATCTCTGCCCCTGATAGGTTCACCCTCATAAGTGCGTCAACAATTTCATTCGCAATCGGCGTGTATCCATCTTCAACCTGGGGGTTTGCCATATCATAAACTCACATCTTTTTTTAAGGATTTTTCGGGCCTCTCACCCTCGCTAAACCTCTGAAAATTCCCGTTAAACTCTAACCACTGGCTGAATCGCTCCTGGTCCTTGCCCTTCGCCAGGAAAGCCTCAACCGGATAAATCGTTTTGTCATCGTTCGGTGCGTAGAGAAATAAGATGTTGTCCGATAGGGTCCTGATATCTCCGGATTCCTTTAAATCGTCTAAATTGGGGCGACCGACCACATCCTTCCGTAGCTGGCAGGCATAGATCACGGGGACATCGAGGTCCTTGGCCAGTTGCTTAAATAGGTTGACTATATAACTAATTTCGTGGTGGCGTGTGTTATGCTTTTTCCTTGATGACATAAGCTGAAGGAAATCAATCATAATCGCTGAAACATCGTGCTGTAAGGCGTAGCTCTCCGCATGGGCGCACAGACGTTCAACCTCCTGAAAAGCGCTGTTGTCTATTAGTATCAACCGGCTATTAACCAGCTCATTAATTCCATCAAGGATTTTTTCTTCTTGATCAGGACCGGTAAAACTGGACTTATTGAGCCGCGTAAGGGCAACCGCAGAATATCTGGCAATCTGTCGCGTGGCCAGCCTCTCCCGGGTGGATTCCATAGAGTAGAATAAAACCGGACCGTATTGCCGGGAGATATTATCCCCTACCTGTAAGAGAAAGGCGCTTTTCCCCGTACCGGACTTCGCGGCTACCGCGTGAATATACCCCTTTTCGAAATATATCTTATCCTTCAGGCAGGAAATACCGGAGTACAGCCCGGGCTCCTGTTTTTCATAGATTTTATGATATACCACATCATATAGACGCTGATTATCATCAACTTCAGTGTAATTGTGTCGCTCAATCAGGCGTATATTTTCTTTGAGTTTTTGCAGTAGGTTATCGGGTATTTCGGTATATCCTTCTTGTGCTACGTCCATACCCAGAATAATTATCTTGCGTTGATCGGACCTTTCCTTGATTATGTGGACATGCGCCTGCCAGCCGGCAGAGGTACTGGTAACATCACTTAAAGACGTGATGTAATCATCCCCGCCGACTCTCTGATAGTTCTCAGCGAGCGCATCTTTCAATGTAACAAAATCTATCCGGATCTTTTTGTTATACAGGGCTATCATGGCTTCAAATATGAGCTGGTGGGCTTCCCGGTAGAAATCCTCCGGGCCTATGTCCTGCAGGACCTGGATAATTATCTGAGGCTTAATCAGGCAGGAGCATAAGAGGGCTTGTTCACCTTCGATTGAGTGGGGTAGGATTTTAATTTGATTCATTCTCTATTTCCTTATCCATTCGATTACTTTTTCGGGTGCATTAAGATTATTTAATATTTCTTTCTGAATATCAGAGGCCGGGATTTGGTCTTTAATCTCAAAATTAAAAATTATATCAAAACCCGGATAATATTTTTTGAAAAAGCTATTTACTATGAATTTTGTTGCGTAACTAATTTCTACCCTCAAATCAAATCTACCGTTTCGGATTACAGCACTATCTAGTTTTTCTATATGGTTTGTTGTGGCAAATAAAATCCTCCCATGGACGGTTATTATGCCGTCAAGAGCATTTAGAACATCACTAATATTGGATAGAGTAAAATAATGATGATGCTCTTCTGGTTTGGCTTGATTTGAGGTCGTTTTTTTTGGTTTTTCTTTAGATTCTCTTGGTTCTTTCTCTCTTTTATAAACCACGGGGTCTGAATCAATGTCTTCAATGAGCAAAATAGAATTATCTGGTAATTCCATTAAGGCCGTGTCTATCTCATGTAAATCACTTGCGCTTAATATATATAGACTTTTATTATATTCAGATGCTATTGCCTTTATTAAGCTGGTCTTGCCGCAACCGGGATAACCATATAATAAAATTCCAGTCTGGTAAGGAATTCCGTGCTCAAGACACCAAAGCTCATTCTGTAAAAATTGGTCTATATGAGAAATTATTTTATCTTTAACACGGGTATCTAAAAAGACGGTTTCTAAATTCCGTTTCGTTTGGTCTGTTACTTTTCTCCAATAATCTTTATTGAATTTATAAACCCTAATCTTATTCTTGGGGGCTCTCGCCTCTTTTTTTATTTCTTCAAACAAAGAGTCAAAGAATTTGTGTGATCTGCCTAAGATAGTTAGGGTAATTTCGTCGCGCTCCATTGTAGAAATGGTATTATCTATCTTTCGCATATCTACTTTCATGGGCACCCAACGATAAAAGAAAAAATGATTACCGTATCCTATCATTTTAACGGCCTCATCATCGCCCCACCTGCCCGATGAAACCTTTAATTTCCGTGCTTTGTTTACATAACCTTGTTTATAAAACCATATAGCAAAATTATGGTAAGCCTGGCTTGAGCTTATTAGTATCATAGAGGTAGTGCTTTGTTTGGCTACAATAGCCCAAATTTTCCCCGGAACATTTCTTCCAAAATAAGACAAAACACCAAGGCCCCACAGGCTGATCGCACCGGCAATAACTTGATTGCTTTGGGCGTAAGTGTTGAAATTGCTTATCAATGTATTTACTATGTTTATTAGCCAATCTATCATGTGCTTATTTCCTTTATCGCCTCCATAATCGGCTTTGCTGAATTCGCAATTTCATCCATTTCTAAATATCGCTGATAAAGTTTAGGAAAATCAGACTTAAGTATTTCAATTCTTTTCTTGCCTGCATTTGGGCAGCAAAAACAAGATACACGATTAAATACGTCATAAAGACCGCCCCAATTATAACCAAGGGATTTACAATAAGAGAGGGCATCGGACTCTGAAAATCCGTATTCTATGAGAGGGAAACGAACGCGCCACTTTTTCTTATTAAATGATGGCCTTTTTGCCCTCTTAATTTCGTTAGTAGTATAACCAATACATTCTACCGTGCCATAAGTATATCGAATATATTTATTACAATTATCTCTCTTAGCACCATTACACCATCCTGGGAGCCCTGGTTTTTTGTCTCCGGGCCAGCCCATCTTAGAAAGCATTTCATCAAAATACCTGTAATGCCGGATCCGTATTATTTTTAATCCTGTCTTTTTTTGGACTTGTTTTATGTGATCTTCCATCTGTGGAAAATCCCACCCGGTCTCAAAAAACAAAATTTCATCTATCTGCTCACCCTTTTCGAGCATTAAATGAATCATAGCGGTTGAATCTTTTCCAAACGAAGATGAGATAATTACTTTTTTATTCATGTTCTTCTTCCCATTATCCATTTCCTTTATCGCCTTTCTCTAGCAACCTTAATCCGTATCTACAAATTTTTATTTGTAATTTTGTTCTGTCGGCGGCCCGGGCGGCATAGGCGGCATCGGCGGCGGCATAGGTGGCGGCATCGGCATAGGCGGCATAGGCGGCATGGGCGGCATAGGCCGCCCGTGCCGCCCGTGCGACATAGGCGGCGGCACAGGCGGCATAGGCGGCCCGGGCGGCATAGGCGGCGGCATAGGCGGCATGGGCGGCATCGGCGGCGGCATAGGCGGCCTCTTTATTCTTCTTGGTTGGGTTTTTAATATATTTTTCAACCGCCTTTATCGCTTTTCGTGGTCTATCATCATTAGGATATTCCTCTTCAAATAAACCCAATACCTGCTTTGCTGCATAAACCGCATAGCGCACCTTATCAATTCTCTTTAACTTTCGTGATAAAAACCAATTACCCCATTCTAATGGTTGATTTTCTTTTATAAGAGCCCTTAATAAGGCTCGTGGCTCTCTATTTTTCTGCGTGAGAAACCAGTCTATACCTTCCCAGCATGCTTGTTGCCCTATTAACCATCGTTTTGTAATAATCATTTTATATCCCCTGTTTTTGATTTCCTTCCTTTGAAGCATTGATCTCCTTAAAGGGTAAAACCGTCTGATCCAACCCTTTCGTTGACATTTCACAATATTCAGAGTTTAAATCTATCAATATCGCTTTCCGGTTGAGCCTTTTCGCTACCCTTGCAGTCGTCCCACTTCCGCCAAAAGGGTCTAAAACAGTATCCCCTATCCGTGAACCTGCTTTGATACATGGTTCTATTAGCTTCTCAGGAAAGACGGCAAAGTGGGCGCCTGGGAATTGCTGTGTAGCGATTGTCCAGACGGAGCGTTTGTTGCGACCTTTTTCTGGATTTACAAAAGTTTTTGACCTATACCACGATGGTTTGTCCGCTTTTATTTTTTCTGGTGATTCATTATTAAAATATTTACTATGATTTTTGCCTTGAGTATGCCTGCCTGTTGCATTTCTTCCGTCATTTAATGTGCTTTCAGCTAATTCCTCCCTTATCGCATCCGCATCGTAATAATATTTCTGAGATTTAGTGAGCAGGAATAGATACTCATGGCTTCGGGTGGGCCTATCTGTTACACTTTCAGGCATGGGATTAGGCTTTGACCAGATAATATCAGAACGCAACCACCAGCCATCGGCTTGAAGGGATAGGGCTACACGCCAAGGGATGCCTACAAGGTCTTTGGGTTTGAGGCCATTCACCGCCGGCATATTACCCCCGCCCCAACGGCCGCTTCCTCTTGGTATCCTTTTCCCTTTGGGTAGAACTTCAGCCCTATCTCTACGAAAAGATACGCTGCCCGGATTACTTGCATAACTATCCCCCAAATTCAAAAAGCATACCCCATCCTTTTTCAGAACCCGCCGGACCTCCCTGAAAATATCGGTTAAATGTTTGATAAATAATTCCGGTGTGGGCTCAAGGCCCAGCGATCCACGCCATGCCCCACATAGTTGGCAGAATTGGCCTTGAGAAATATCTGTTTTATGAGGTCCATTGCCTTGATAGTTTCCTTTTCTTCCGCCTATGTCACGGCCTCCATCATTTCTACCGGCTTCGGATATTGTTTCATCTCCCCACTCATGCACACATCCATCAACCGAATCCCAAATCTGAGGCGGTAATCCATAATCCCTTAATCCCCAGTATGGAGGGCTAGTTACGCACATCTGGACGGATTCGGGTTCTAAATAAGGTAATTCATTCAGCACGTGGCCTTGAATAATTGTAATTCCGTTATGATCATAGTAAGGCTTAATCATGTGCTTATTATCCTCAACTGCCCACAGCCGAGGCACTCGAACGCATTGCCCTTAATGCGCCAATACATCCGCTCTCTCCGGCATATCCGGCAGTAAAGCCGCACAAAGCGCTGTGGTTTATTTGGGAGTACGGCCGCCATTTATCCTCTTGCTATATTTACTCGTCCTTACAGTTTTGCAAGAAACCATCAATATCCCCTTGGATTTGATCACGATACCCCAAGATTATAAGTACCCGAGCCAGTGCCTTCGCTTCCTTTAATGTCTCCCGAAAGATTTCAATAACCGATCTTCCTTTATATGTAAGGTCGTATACGTTTTGCGAGTGTCTTGGGGCTCGCGGCCCTTCTTCGGTTTTCTTGCGCGGCCGCCCCCTTTTTTTCTTCGGGTTTTCAGTTTTTCTTACAGTTATTTTAGATTTATTGCATATTGAACACTGATCTCTTATAAGTCCGTGCTCACAGCGCTCTTCCTCACCCTTCTTTTTATACCGTCTACAATTTATGTTACAGCCAGACATTGAGGTGTTTGCCCTTGCCGCACTGTCTAAGCATTCTTGATAATGTTCACAGTCCGTCATTCTCATGTTGTTCTTGTGCTCCCAATAGCCACCGATCCTTTTCGGTGGTAGGGCTCCTTTTGATTCAAGATCTTTATAAATTCGTCGTACGGTCTCATTTGCAATTCCGACTATTTTTGATGTCTCTCTCTGGCTTTTTCCTTCCTTTAAGAGATTGACCGCTTGAAGATATTTCGGCTTTGATATAAAATTCGCCATTTATTGACTTCCTGCATTTTTGCTCGTTTCTCTTATAAAACCCACGCCAATCACTTCCTTTAATGTGGGAGCGATGATTTTTGACCTTGGGCATCCTGTTATTTTTCCTCTTGGGCTTCACGCTGATTCCTTAAAAAATAAACCCTCGTGGATAAGGATCTTTATCTTCCGTGATATAATGAATCGGCTTACCCAGTGAGGCCGCCGTAATAATTTCCATTTCCACACCCTTTGATTCTTCCCATCCGTCTAATTGTAAGACCCAGAGCTCATCACAATCCCTTAAAAACGCGAGGTCTTGAATAAGCCAAAACTTATAATTTGTTTTATTGTCTGGTCTGGTATATAGCGATATAGGGTGACTGTGGCTTATAGGACTGAAGACTGCATATCCTTGTTGCATAAGTTCGGCAGCCTTTTTGTTTGCCTCTTCAAACCTCTTTACCCTTATGGCCGGATCTTTATGTTTGTATGGACAAGCCAGATATATTTTTGTCATTCCCCACCCTCCCCAACATCCCATCCATCATTGGTTGTAGTCATGCAGTTGGATTATTCGGAGCCTGTTATCCATTGTCTTTTCCTTGATTAAGGGCTTTTTCTGTAACATTAAAACCCTCCTCCAAATTATCAGCGATAACTTGGAGTAAACTACTTAATGATCTTTTTCCTTCCTGAAATTCGTAAAAGGCATTGTTGTCAGCCCTTAAATGGCCTTTAATCTTGATTTTGAGTAGATCGTTCATTTTCTTGTGGTTTCATAAAATGATACATTTTCATTAATTCATGGTTTATCCAGGCATCCCTTGCCTTTTGTAAACAAGTTGCCAACCCATCTTCCCTGTTATGCCAAAACTGACAAAGTTCTTTTTCGTTTATCCTAAGAGAATATCTACACCTGCCAGTAGGCTTGGGATTCTTAGTTATGTTGACTATTGCTATCATTCCATTTACGCTGTAATATCGTTCTGTATTATAACGGCAACAAAGCATTCGGGATTTTCAGCAAATGTTGAAATAGGTGAATTTGCCATTATTCCTCCAGCTCAAATATAATTTCCTCTTCTGGATATTCTTCTTCTATCCTCCGATAATACTCTTCTTCCTCTCTGATATACTTTTCCCAAAATTCAGCATCATCCTCTTTTTCAGGGAGTAGGGCTTTTAAAATGGCGGATTTAATAAAACTGGAACGACTAAGAGAAAGGCTTTTATTGACCCTTTCATCAACAAGCTGGACTATCCAGCCAGGGAGAGAAACCGGTACATTTTCAGATTTGTCGTTGTTCATTTTTGGTATTGACTTTATGTCCCAAAACAATGATATTGGGCAGGACAGGTTCAGGTTGCCGTCTGATTTAACTGTCCTGCCCTGTGGGGCACGGTGGCCCCGTGTTATTTCTTGTAAAGCAGTTCCATGCGAGAAACTTCTCCATCTGTCGCCCTTTCAATTCGTTCTGCATTTTCTGGGGACAAACGCCGACCAGCAAGATAACGGCTGATAACAGAGGGTGAAATGGAGTGTTTTAAGGCCCAAGGTGTGGGCTTAAATTCGTTTTTGGCTAAATAAGTTTTGAGATTCATGGGGGTATAATTGCACAGATGAAAGAAAATGTCAAGAGGGAAAATGCACTTTTGCAATTAGTGGAAAGACGTATGTTTCAGTTAGAAGTAAACACTAATTCAGAACCAGAAAAGCCTTATCTATCTACCCACATATGAAGGCTGTCTGTGAAAGGGCAAATGAATTAGCTGAAAAGCAAATCCCACCGATAGAGTGTTTACAAATAATGATTAACCTCTTAAATGGATTTCTTATCGAGTTTAAGGCAATCCCACCGCAAAAAGACAAGTCCTAATATCCTGAAATTCCCATAAAAGTATTTTTTTTGAAAAAATAATTGCATTTCTGCATTTTGGGGGTTGACTTTTAATTTCGCTTATGCAATACTGTCCCCGAACAATCAAAGGATCGCACCTTATCTGCCCAGCTTGTCGCACTAAATAAGAAGGAAACAACTTTTTCCTTAAAAAATTTAACCTTCAGCGACGGCCAGGGCGGAGGGTGCGTGAAGCCAAACCTCGAAGCCGCGAGTCCTTAATGCCATAAAGAGCATAGGCCGGATCTGATAGGGGAGGCGAGGAAGAGAAAGAGACTTATCGAATTTCCCGGGGATCTCCCGGGTGGTAGCGGGGCGCAATTCAGAATCATCAAATCTTAGAGCAACCTTTCTGCTCCCTCCGGGGCAATCGGAAACCTGTGAGTAAAGGAGGGGAGATGACAGAACATACGAAATTACCGTGGAAAATAGATGAAGAATTGGAAGGGGAAGTAATTCTTGGTCCTGATGATTGCATGGTAGCTGATTGTGCAATAGTTGACATGTCTTCTCGCATGACTTCTCGGCGACCTCAAGAAGTTAACAAAGCCAATGTTAAATTTATCGTAAAGGCTTGTAATTCCCATCACATCTTATTAGGGGCCTGTGAAAGAGTATTAAGAGCATGTAAAAATTCTGTGCTTCCACGGGACATAATACGTGCGGATATGGAGAATGTTATTGCTAAGGTCACAGGAAACAGTAAGTAGCGGTGTCGCGGCGTAGAGCAGCAGTAGCTCGCCAGGCCCATAACCTGGAGGTCCCCGGTGCAATTCCGGGCGCCGCTACCAAGTTCTTTGAAATGCTTGCGGGTGCATCGAGGGCATTCTTTCGGTGAGAACATTGTTCAAGAATCCCTGCCGTAACCATAAGAACACGGTGTGTAGAATGAGCGACCTGGACACCCGCAAGAACAATCGTGTGCTGATAGTAGAAAACCAGAGAAAAGACTCTCGCATGTAGTCGCAGGATTGGTCGTCAGTTAATCATGCCAACAGAGACGTGCTACCAGCACACACTCCCGGCGAACGGCCTCCGTGACCAGAGAGGGTTATACGGGCTAATAGGGAACTTATTATGAATTTACAACTAAAAAGGAGAAGAAGAAATGCCAGAAGAAAAATTGTACATTGGAGCAAAGCTTATTCTTGCTTATCCCCTTGATGAGTGTTCGTTTCTGAAAGAGTTCAAGGGACAAAATGTAACAAACCGTGAAACAAGACCTGGATATTTTGTAAAATACCCAGATGGATATACATCCTGGTCACCAAAAGAAACATTTGAAATTGCGTACCGAGAGGTAACGGAGTCCGAAAAGAGGATGATTTAAAAGGCTCCCCCAGCGATTTTGAAACAGAAATTGAAGACCCAAAACATTTTTTTATTCAAAATGAAATTGAGAATCAAAACCATGTCTACGTCGGCACTCCACCGTTTTAGGAGGGGTTTTATGACAACCGAAATCCTCAAAGCCTTATGCGTCCTCTGGCTTCTGGCCGTGGGAATCTTAATCCTGGGGGTCTTATGAGAGATATTTGTATCTTTATATCCGATCACATTACATGGATTGGGCCAGCGGCAATATTGGTTATCATATATTTCCTGGCCCTGTTAATCGAAGAGATCAAAAAGGGGTAGCCATGAAATCAAAAAAAGTCAGGGTATGCGTTTATATCTTTGGGGTACTCGCAAAAGACGAAACATGGGAAATCTGCCGTAAGTCTTTTAATAAATTACTGAACAAAATTCCACGGGATAGGCTGAAAAAGAGAGCGCAGGGACTTCAAATATCTTCCTGGGGCTCCAAGCAGGACGTTATTGACCGCATATATAGGGATCCGCGAACGTGTACGATAATAGCAAGGATATGAAATGTCCGACTTTATCCATTTAATGGGGGCAGAAGATGTGTCAAGGGCTGGATCGGCTATGCGACAAGCCGCTGAAGAGATGCGATCTACCGCCTCTATGATTGAGGATTCGCTACAAAGGCATAGAATATTTTTAGATGAATGGCTTTTTAGGTTTGAGGAAGCCATGAAGGAGGATCGAAATGGAAGGGACAATAAAAATCAGCAAAGAGGAAGTTAGGGAAATGGTAACGGATTGGGTAAAGAACAAGGCTTTAACCACGGGCAATATAATAATTAATCAGATTAAAATCGATGGATATGCCAACAGAGAACCCGCACTGGAAATTGAATTTACAAACCAACCATTAACACCACCCATAGAACCCAAGGAGGTTCAAGATGGAAATCAAACTTAAATCATTAAGGTTAGAGAACTTCAAGGGGGTCCGGGATTTCATCCTTCAAGCCCATGGAGAGAATTGCGTCATTAAAGGCATCAATGGCGCCGGTAAAACAAGCATCATGGATGCGTTCCTCTGGCTCCTGTTTGACAAGGACTCCCGGGGAAACGCTCAATTCTCCATAAAGACCCTTGATGCCAAGGGTGAAGCCCTGCACGACCTTGAACACAGCGTTGAGGGTGTCCTCAATATTGATGGCGAGGATCTCGTACTTAAAAAGGTCTATAAAGAGATTTGGCGGACGAAACGGGGAAGCCGGAAATCGGAGTTTTCAGGCCATACCACAGATTACTACATTGATGAAGTCCCGGTCCAGAAAAAGGAATGGGATAAGCGGATATCCGAGATTATTGATGAGGAAACCTTTAAACTGCTTACCTCTCCCACTTCCTTTAATTCCCTACGCTGGCAAAAACGCCGCGAGATCCTGCTTGATGTGTGTGGGGATATCTCTATGACCGAGGTCATCGATTCAAACAATGAGCTTTCTGGCTTAGTGACTATCTTGAATGGCCATAAAGTTGATGAGCAGAAAGCCATTATCACCGGCAAAAAGAAGAAAATCAACGATAGGCTCAAGGAAATACCGGCTAGGATAGACGAACTGGATAAAAGCCTTGCCGATGTATCAGGTTATGACAAACAGGCTATTGAGGGGCGGATTTCGGAGCTCAATAAGGAGATCCGGGCCATTCAGGACAATGCCGAGGTAGCAAATCTCCGAAAGAAGAAGGCCGAATTACAGGCAAACTTAGCTGAATTCAACATGAACCAAGCAGGGACGCATAACCGCAATGTGATGGTATATAACGAAAAGAAGGGGGACCTAGAAACAGAGATCAATAAAAAGAAAGCCAGCCTTAAGGAAATAGACGAACGAATCTGGGAGCTTAAAGCTAGAATCACAAAGAATGAAACGAAAATGGTGAGGCTCCGAGAGGACTTTGAAAATATTGATAAAATGAAGGCGCCTTTTCCTGACAAACCACCAGATAGAAGTGAGATTACAAATAAATGTTATGCCTGCGGTCAGGATTTACCGGAAGAACAAGTCCACGAATCCTTTGATAAGGCATTGGCCAAATATAATAAAGACGTTGCTGAATTCAACCAGCAGCAGGCCGAAAAGCTGGCCGAGATTAACGCGGAAGGCAAAAAACTGAAAACTGAAAATGAGGAAAAAGCAGAGACCATCAAGGGCATGGAAAAGACCCTGAAAGAAACAGGGGTCGAGATCCAGAACCTTGAAAAAGAACTATCCGAGGTACATGAACCCGTTAAACCGGAAGATACTCAATTAATAAAGGATGCCAAGGCTCAAATAAAAGACGTTGAAGAGGCTATTGAATTCAAAACAGAGAATTTGCCTGATACCGGTATCCTTGAAGCCCAAAAGAAAGCGGAACAAACCAAGCTCGCGGAGATTGAGGCCGCCAAGAAGACTAAGGACCGGGTAAAGGAACTCGGGGCTGAGGAAAAGAAGCTGGCCGAGGAATATGAGGAACTGGAAAGACAGACATATTTGATTGAGCAATTCATCGTGTCAAAGGTCAACCTCTTAGAGGAAAAGATAAACAGCAAGTTTGAGCTCGCACGGTTCAGACTTTTCAATATCCTGGTCAATGGTGGCGTCGAGGAAACCTGTGTGACCACCTATAACGGCGTGAGCTATGGGGATGCACTAAATACCGGTGCAGAAATCAATGTCGGTCTGGATATTATCAAAACCCTTTCAGAACACTATGGGATAAAGGCTCCGGTATTTATCGATCACGCGGAATCAATATCAGAGATCCTTGACCCCGGGATGCAGACAATTAAGCTGTTTCAAGATGAAAACTTTAAGGAATTGGAGGTAGTTTCAGAATAAATTTTAATTAAAAGGAGGATCTGATGGAAGTAAAAGAAACCAAAAAACATTTACCGTGTGAATTGACAGAAGAAGAAATCGGTGTATTGGCTCGGAAGATTCAAAATGGCTATGAATTCCGCGATGTAGATTGCGAAATTCAATTTTTAGAAAACGAAAAAGCCGTACAGATCGTTCGACTCGATACGGGGCAAGTTATTGAGAAAAGAGCAATGACGCCCGATGAATTACAGAAGAATCTTTTTGAAGAAGAACCCCCCGAAGAAGGGTTTGAAGAAGAAAAGGAGGCAAACCATGAGTAAACCACAAGAAAAATTACCAGCAACACAGCAAGGAGAGAGGGGCTTACCCGTAAAGAATGAGACCATTGACGCGGTAAGCAACCGTATCAAGGTCTTGCAAAACTCCGGAGAGCTACACTTCCCACCGGATTATAGCCCACAGAACGCCTTGAAATCAGCGTGGCTGATTCTGCAAAACGTAGTGGATAGGAATCAGAAGCCAGCATTACAGGTATGCACAACGGCCAGCATATATAACGCGCTCCTGGACATGGTAATCACCGGCCTCAATCCGGCGAAGGCTCAAGGTTATTTTATCGTGTACGGCAATCAGCTCGTATTCCAGCGATCTTATTTTGGAACGCAGGCACTAGCCAAGAGGGTGAATTCCGATATTGAGGATATTACAGCCGTGGTCGTGTATAAAGGCGATGAATTCGAGTACAGGCTCAGTAAGGGAAAAAGGATTGTGTCAAGGCATACACAGAAACTTGAAAACATTAATTCCAAGAATATCGTTGCCGCTTATTGCGAGGTCTATAATCACGAAGGGGAAATAATAGCTTCTGATATTATGACCATGGATGAAATCAAGAAGGCTTGGGCAATGAGCAAAATAAAACCGATTACTGAGAAGGGCGATATCAAGAAAGGTTCTACCCACGATGAATTCACCGAGGAAATGTGCAAGAGGACAATCATAAACCGAACCTGTAAACCGATTATCAACAGTTCGGATGATAAGCACCTTAAGCTGGCCGCCAGTCGTTCCGAGGTTGTCCGCACGGAAAATGCAATAGAGGAAGAAATTGAGGAACACGCCAATCAAGACTTTATAGACGTTGATGAGGTAAAAGAGACATCCGGCCAGGAAGAACCCCGGGAAGAACAGGCAAAAGAAGACGCGCCGGACAATGAAGAAAAAGCCTCAGATAATAACGGCTCTGGTCGCGTGTATGTTCATTGCGAAAATCCAGATGCCAAAAGCTATTTCAAAAAAAGAATCGCCATAGAGGTCTGTGAGAATAATTGCAGATTTTTCCCTAAGTGTGAGACGGCCCAGGATGCGCTTAAAAAGGCCATGCCAGGGACAGAGACGGGGGAAGGCGAGGATGGTCAGAAGAAGCTAGGACCGGATTTTTAATAAATCTTTTAGTGGGTTTAATGAAAGGATATAAGATGGATCAAATTAAAATAAGTGCAAAAAATCTTGGGCAAATAGCCCTTGATGATTTCTGTCCAAGGTGTTTCTGGATCAAGCTCAAGGTTAATAATAAACTTCCTTGGCAGATTTTTCCCGGCATCTTTAGCTCTATTGATTCTTATACTAAGAAATGTACCCATATTCTCATTGATAAGGGATTACAGGATTTGCCGTGGCTATCAACTTTGGGTGAGATAACGAAATATCATAAAACACCTCATTGGTCTAAATTTACAACCGATTTCCCGGAGCTTGCTATCACGCTCAATGGTTCAATGGATGATATTTTTGAACTTCAATCAGAGGCCTTTGTGATTGCGGATTACAAAACATCAAGATATACGCCCAACCAAGATAAACTTTTGCCATTATATAGAATCCAGCTTAACGGCTATAAAATAATTGCGGAAAGATGTGGGTTTAAAGATGTTTCAGGTCTTTGGCTTATATATTTTGAACCAGCCACGGAAGAAGGGGATGCAGAGCAGAGGGCTTATCCGAACGGGTTTGATATGAGATTTAATGCAAAACCTATTCAAATAGAAATCGATGATTCCTTAATCATAGCAGCCCTAGAAAAAACAAGAGAAATATACGAATTGCCATTGGCTCCAAGGGGCGTAGAGGGGTGCAAGGATTGTCAAAACCTTAATCCAATAATTGATATGTTTTCATAACAGACCAATGAACATCAACATTTACCATAGTTCGAGCGCCAGCAATGTATATAGGATAGATGACGGCAACACGCCTATCTTATTAGAAGCTGGCGCTCCTATTAAAAAGATTAAAGAAGCACTCAATTACAAACTATCCAATATCGCAGGGTGTCTTATATCACACTCTCACATGGACCACGCCAAAGGATTAAAGGACCTCCTGCAATGCGGGGTAGATTGTTACGTGAGCCCTGAAACGGCCCAGGCTTTGGATTTATCAGGCCACAGGCTACATATTATCAAACCCATGGAGCAGTTCAAGATCGGAACCTGGACGATAAAGGCATTTTATCAGGCTATTACCGATGAAAAGGGAGAAATTAAACATTTACACGATGCCCCCTGTCTCGGTTTTCTCATGGTATCAGGAGAGAATAAGGTGCTTTTTGCGATTGACACCAATTATATCCCCTATAGGTTCCGGGGACTGACCCACATAATGCTCGGTGTAAATTATGACAATGAGATCCTTATGGACAACGTCACGCTCGGTCATATTCACCCTGAACTGACAAAAAGAATACTTAAAAACCACATGAGCCTGAGAACGGCTAAAAACTTTTTTAGGGCAAATGATATGAGTAAGGTCCGGGAGATATACTTACTGCATTTATCAGATGGTAACAGTAACGCGGAAAGATTCAAAACGGAGATACAACAGATCACAGGGAGGCCGGTATATGTATAACCTTATGAGATATATTGAGAGCCGTAGATGAAAGGAGAGAAGGATGAAAAAGATAAGGATATTATGGCGATATAGGGAAGATAAAAATACTTCATTTATGGAGGGTTATGTAGAAGAATCAAATGATGATTTTTTGTATATTTCCCCAATATCTACGTGGCAAAGTGGGGCATGGTATAAACGAGACGAGATTGAATATTGGGTTATGGGGGAAAAATGAAAGAAATAAACTGGGAAAGTAGATTGTGGAAGGTGAGTGATGCTAAAACAGACAAAGCATTTTTAAACCGTCTATCTAAATGGGTCTTTGACCTGACGGGAAATGTCAATGTTACAATGAGATTAAAAACATTATCAATTAAGGAAAAATGATTTACCTAACCTGCAAACATAGAAGAAATCACCCTAGAGTAAGCATTAGAGTGTGTGAGAAGTGCCGATACCGAAAGAAGTGTAAAGAGTATCAGGGGTATTTGAGAGAGAGAGAAAATGATTCAGGAAGATGAAATCACAACCTGTGATATATGCGGGAAACAGATATGGTTTAGTGAGGGACTTATTTTTTACATAAACGGTGAACCCCGGCTGTTGTGTAAAAACTGTCAAAAGAAACATGAAAGCAATATCATTCAGGAGAAGCCATGACAAAATTAGACCAACAGAAAAAAGAAAACTTTTGGAAAGAAAACTTTTGGTACTGTGCCCTTGAAGATGCTATTTTTTGGATAGGGGAAAACTTAAAACCGGAAGACGTATTTAGCTTCGATAAATTGAAACTATGGGCAAAAAATCATGGATATAAGGAGAAGCCATGAAAATGCCTTTTGGAAAATATAAGGGCCATGATATTTGTTTTATCAATTCAGGTTATCTTAGGTGGCTCTTAGATCAGGATTGGTTTTTGCGAAGGGATGAAAACGAGATCCTAGCCATAGAAAAGGAGCTTGAATTGAGGGATATGGATAGCTCACATTTTTATGAGGATAAAATAAATGTATAAACGAGGCTGGATATTTCAAGGCTGGGGAATACGGGCTATTCTTGCGGGTCAAAAGACCATGACGAGAAGGATTCAGGGGTTAGAGTATATCAATAAAGAGCCCGATAATTGGGAACTAATATCACCTGAAACGATTCCTTATGTTATGGGTGCTACATTCCGAAGCAAGCAAGACGCCTCTATAGTGAACATGAAATGCCCCTACCAAGTCGGTGACATACTTTGGTTGAGGGAGACATTTTGTTATGCTAAACCATTTGGCTATGATGCCCGTGATGACGGGGGAGAAATTTGGTATCGGAGTACAGATCAAAATGTATGTGAGGGTCCCTGGAAACCTTCTATCTTCATGCCTCAACGAGCCTCCCGGATTGATGTCGAGATAACAGGCATTAAAGCACCCGAAAGGGTGCAGAGTATACCGGAAGACGATGCGATTAGGGAAGGGTTTGAACCAGATGCTAAAGAGATATGGTGGCAAGGATATAGAGAAATGGATTATAAAAATGGACAAACCGACCTTGTTCATCAGGAATATATTGGAGATGAACCTCCTTCGTGGATGATAGAACCACATAAAATGTTAGATAAACCTTGGCCAAGGTTTTCTGCAAAACTGAAATTTGAAAATAAATGGATCGAAATCCACGGCCCCGGAGCATGGAGGCGGAACGACTGGGTATGGCCGTATGAGTTCAGCTTGATCACTTTAATCGGAGGATAAAGCCATGACAAACGAACAACTTGACCGATGGTTGGCTGAGGCTGAGAATGTGATGGGATGGATTTTATCATCGTATAGTAAACTGTTTTGGCATGTCAAAACGGGTCTAACAACAGGTTTTAGTAATAGTAAGGTTGGGGGAATGGATAATCTTTGGCATCCCACGACCTCAATCGAACAGGCGATGATGTGTGCTGAAAAATTAAGGCTAACAGGATATAAGATTACTTTATGGGGAAACCCACCAGAGGCAGTAAAGACAGATTCGGGTGGTAAGGCCGGATATCATTGTAGAATTATTCCTTATGGGCAGGGTATGGAAAAGTCAATCCATGCCAAAACCCCTGAACTAGCAATATGCAAGGCAATCTATGAAGCACTAAATGACACAAAAGAGTAAAGCCATGACCGCCCTATACGAAGAAATAGACAGGTTGAAAAGGGAAAACGGAGACCTGAAATATCACTTACGGACAATAGAACAGAAAGCCATTAGCCTATTAAGCGGTGGGCCTATTGGGCAAATTGTTGACATACGAGATATAGCAAGAGAAGCCCCGAAAAGAGGGAAGGATGAATAATCCAGATGCAATAATAGCCAATGCTACATGGGGTGCTTGTTGGTATTGCAAGTTTTTTGATAGCAAGGGTGGTTGTGGGGTGGCTAGTAGTCCAGAAGATTTTGAATATGACCCCCTTTTAGAATCTTTTGTTTGTAAATTATATGAACAAGAGGAAAAATAATTGACCCATCTCCCCCAAATAGATAATATCCCCCAAAAGGGGGTGATAGAATTGAGCAATAGATGTCGGATTGTCTATCTCAAGGACAGGAAAGAGTATGCACTCAGGCTTTACTGGAAGGGGAAGGAGTATCACAGGGGACACTATGACAACCGATTAAGGCTTATTTATAAGAAGCTCGCTGAACGCCTGCAATCAGCCATTAATCAGGACATAGACGACAAGGGAGAGGATTTCGACCCCCGGATGTGGTTTGTGTCAGACCGGGAGCTACAATTCTCATACGCTGTGGACGAATGGTATAAGACAAAGGAATACGCCCCGGGGACTATTAGAAACGTGGAATCAGCCATAGCAAGGGCAAAAGAGTATTTTGGGGATACCAATATCAAAACCATCCGCAAGGCTCATATCAAAAAATTCGTGGACACCCTGCCTCAATCCCCGAATACCAAGAGGGCAATCTTAAGCTACCTGAAATCGGCCTTAAATGATATATGCGATGACTGGCACTTGATGAGGATACCCTTTCCCTTTATTACCATACCCTACAGCGAACAGAAGTGGCTAAAAAGAGAACAGCAGGATAAGCTAATAAACCTTATCCCTGATTATAATTACCCGATATTCAGGCTAATGCAAGCCTATGGTTGCCGAACCTCTGAGGCGTGTGCCTTGATGTGGGATTGTGTGGATTGGGAAGAAAGGACAGTCTTTTTCAAGAGAACATTCTCAGCCCAGACTATTTTAAGGGAAACGACTAAAACGGGATATTATAGGAAGGTTCCACTGACAGACAATATCATAATCCTGCTTAGACCCTTACGCTTGGATATTAGCAATCAGTTTGTTTTTAAGAACCTCTTGGGTGAGCCGTACAGACAGCAAACAGTATGGCAGATATGGAATAGGATATTAAAGAGAAACGACATAGAGCATATATCAGTTAAGAACGCCTTTAGGCATAGCAAGGTAAGCCAATTAGAGGAGGCGGGGTATTCCCTAGAAGAACGTCAGAGATTTATGGGACATAGGAATCCGAACACGACACAGATTTATTCACATAAAGATGTGCAAGAATTGAAAGGAATGGTGGGATGATGTTCGTTGTTAGAAAATATTTAGCATACCTTGTTTTTGATGAATCTGAGGGGACTGATAGTCCAACAATCGCCATCGAACCATTAAATAATTTAGTAACACCTGCTATTTTTGAAGAGCAACGCTATGGAAAAAATCCATTAGATGCTTATAGAATGGCGAGAAAAATAGCGAAAGATCTTAATAATAAAGAATGAAAAAGTACGAAAGTGATACGAGAGGGAGAAAAAATGGCACATTCTGAAGTATGTCCGGTTTGTCGTGGTAGGGGTATAGTTGAGGCTCACCCTGAATGGCAAACAGACATAAACGCCTCAACACCAAAGCCCTGTCATGGATGTGGTGGATTAGGTTGGGTAAGTGTTCAAGATGAATCTATTACAAAATTAATTCATGGTCATATTCCAACAGCAACAGATGGGCAGAGATAAATAACCCTCCCCGCCGGAAATGGCAATAGACATATGTGAAGATTTTATAAAATATACATTTGGAAAGGAAAACAATGCGGGTTTGTAGTTTTTGTGGCAATACTGAAGCAGAGGTCGAAGTTATAATTGCGGGGCCGTCTGGACTTTTTATCTGTGAGACCTGCGTTGAGTTATGTTGGGAAATAGTTAAAGATCGAAAAGGAGCTCGTCTTATAAAAGAAATTGAACAAGAGAAGTTTAATGAATTATGGGGCACAGACTAACAACCCTCCCCGCCGGAAGGGGAAAGGAGAGAGTGATATGGAAAGACCTAAAGAAAAATACAATGAAGAGTATGACCTTCATTATTATGATGATTATGAAGCAGACCAATATATGGACGACCTCGAATCCCGCCTCAAGAAAGTGGAGGCGAGAATGGAGGAAGCAAGGGAATCTTTAGAAACCGACCCCGATTATGATACAGGACTCATTAATGACTATGGTGGTGGCAATATCGGGTGGTGGCAGGATTACATACGGTCAGAGATTGAAAGATGCAATGAATATTGGAAGGAAAGAATAGAACAAGCCCTCAAGGAATAGGGCAATAAAAGGAGAGAAGATGGAGAGACCAAATATATACAGTGAAAAATACCAAGGAATGCCGTCTGCCGTTATAGAAGATCAAGAAGAATATATCAATTACCTCGAATCCCGCCTCAAGAAAGCAGAGGCGAAGGTGGAGAAAGCCATTACCATTACCGTTGAAGATTGCGAAAATTGGGTCTGTTTTTCAAAAGTAAGAGGTCATAATTGTTATGCTTGCTCCATGAGAAAGGGTTATCCATTCAGGGGACAACCGGACAATAAGCGTGAAAGATTTAAATTAAAACAAACCCTTAAGGAGGACGACCATGAAAAAGAAGAAGGTCATTAGATTTTTAAAAGATGTCATAGTTAATCATGAGTATTGGGCATGGCGATTTAAAAAATACCCGAAACTTGAAAAGAAATATGTCGCCACAGGTGAGTGGGATGATGCAAAAATGCAAAGGAAGCATGTTAAGCGATATAAGCAAATCATAAGTTACATAAAAAAATTATAGGGCAACAACCCCTTCACTCGGCTAGGTGGGGTTGGGGTGAGGAAAGGAGGAAGCACGAGAGTGTGTAGAGAAAATCAAAGTTTATGGAAAGGAATAGCCTTGTGTTTTAATGGCTTTGATAAATGGTATTATCTTAAAAGATTGTTTCGGCTTGTCTTTTATGGTAATGGATATTTCTGGCATGACACGCTAGGAAGGTATATTAATCGATGGTTCATTTGTCCTTTAATCGGACATAGAAATATTCGCTATCTTGATAATGGTGGTTGTCGTGGGGAGCAACCTTATTATCATTGTTTTGATTGTGAACAGAGAATTAACTTAAAGAAAATTTAACCCCTAGACAGTAGGGCAACAACCCCTTCACTCGGCTAGGTGGGGTTGGGGAGAAAGGAAAAATTATGGATAGAAGAAAAGCAATAAAACATATAATAAGTATAATAGGGGGCGTACCTATAATATCAAAATTAGGTATTTGTGGAAACAAAGATGATGAACCATTAATTTGTAAACAAAAGTTTTTTAGAGGTCAAACCGTCAAAATAATAAGAGCCCTTCCTGCCGATATGAATCATTTTGAACCTGGTGTAAGGGCCATTATTGAGTATAGCTATTCGGATCGTTATGGCGGAAACGACACTGGAAGTTATTCCTTATTGCTTTTAGAGCCTTATCCTCATTCTGTAGCATGGTATGAAGAAAATCAACTTATACTTATTAATTCAGATCGGGGTATAGGAGAAAAAATATTACAAAATTATAAAGAGAATAATTTACGGCGGTATATTCAATATGTTTATCGTATGACGGCACAGTGAGTCTAGTTTCACGCCTGCAAGATGAAAGGAGACGGAGATGAAAAAGATAATATTTGTTTTGGTAATGTTAATGATAGCAAGTTTTTCTTTCGGAAAAGCATATAACTGGAAATTACCAGATAATTCGATTCCCAAAGAATACCCCGATTACCTTTTGGTAATTAGATATTGGGGCTCAAAGCTTCAACAAGAAGGGGATATAGCATATTCTATACAGACATGGATATATTCTTATGAAGTCTATGATAGCCTTGATGAAGTGATAAATCGCTTAAATACTTATTGTGGACAAGGGATGACGGCAGAAGACAAAGAAACAGATTTAGTTGGTTTATGGAGACTAGGCGGGCAAGAGCAGAATATATTAGATAAGGTTATCCAAATAGACGAAATCCCTCATGAAAAAGAAGTTAAAATTGAAACCCGTGAATGGATAGAGTATCAATGGAAAAAGAAATAGTGCAGGCCCCCTAGAGGCGGTATATTCAACTAGGTTTTACGCCTGCAAGATTATCCCTTTAATGATTTGCCTACCGCAACACCGAATAACCCTGTCAATGCACTTTGAACGAGTCCCAATGCTTCAACGCTTGGATTCGCAAATATAGCACATAGACAGATAATAACAGTTGCCCCAATAACGAGATCTTTATCATCCAAATCTGGCATTTTTATTCCTCCTCATAGGTATCCGGATGAGGAACCCTGTCTGCCAAGGCCCGGATATCCTCCGCAGTAGGATTATCGGTTTCAAGGGCCGCTAAGATTTTTAAGGTTGCTGGAACACCATATTTTAAAACAAGTTCCAGTATTGTCATGCCGACAGTTATTCTCTCTTCTATTTTTCCCATGACTAATCTCCCTTCAAAAACGGCTGAATATATTTTGTAAGAGTATTAAGGCATTTAATAGCTTCATTAATAGCTACATTTACCTTTTCTCTGTTCTCAGCCGAATTAAATGAATCGTAAGCCTCTAATGCCCTTTCTGCTGAATGATAAGCAGCCCAATATTTCACGGCTAAATCATAACCCTTTTCTTTATCCGCGTCAGATATCAAACCTTTCTTATGTAATTCAAGAAAAGCTGGATAACCTTCTTCATAGCCTGTTGCGGCTATATCTAAAGTTTGGTACGATGCAGCCCGGAAATTTGATGCGCAGGCCATTAAGAAAAATACGAAAAATAAAAACATTGTATAAAATTTCAATTTCCTCATGGTTCTTTTCCTCCTATGTTAAAAGATTAATTTGTCTTCGATATCATTGTCTAAACGGATCAATAAAACCCTTGATTCCGGTTCTGGTACGAAAAGGCCGGATCTTGATATATGCGTTCTGGTCAATAGCCTCTTTTTCCGACTTCGTCCCGCTACCTCCGCCAGAAGCACCTATTGAAAGTTCATTGTTAATGCAAATCTCAACATGAATCGCCTTATTAGAATCGTTTTGCCAAAACACGAGGCAACCAGACCGGGGCTTTTGCACTTCTTTATCTTTTAATAATTCCCATAAGCCCTGTGCTGTCCAGTCTCCCCCTCTAGGCAAAACATCAACGCTTTTAAGTAGCTCAATAGCATAGCCTGAACAATCAAAGCCCTGCATAGGATCATCACCACCCCAATAATAGGGCTTGCCTAAATAAGCCCATGCTATTTTAATGGCTATATCTCTTTTTTCTTCCATTGTTATCATGTATCTCTTTAGCCTCCTTATTGTTTTCAGCATTGCATTGGCATGCTCTTCGGCTTTGTCCGATGCTCCATTTTCCAAGCAAAGCAGAATTAACTTGATCGAATACTCAAAATGAGAAATTAGATTGCTGTATTGTCGAACAGCCATTATCATTCTTTTTCTAATTGGGTTTTAATCACTGCAATATCGGTCTTCATCTCTCCGAATTCCGACAAGATCTCCTTATTGGAACCATAGAGAAGGGTGAATAATGTACCCATCAAGCCGAACATAATAACAATTACCGTAACCATTACAGCCCAGGAAGCCTTCTTGCTTATTGCGGACCATAAATGTTCAAGGGTGCCATTAGGATCAGTCATCTTTGTTTTCCAATTACACAATTCAACCACCTTTTGTTTGATCCCACCCCATTGTTGGACGATCTCTTGGTTATCCATTTCACTTTCCTCCAGCTAATTGGGCTTTAAGGTTGTCAATTTCTGCCTGCTGGTCTTGGATTAATTGATATAGTTGCTGTATCGCCACGACATTCATACTTATTGAAGCCCCCAGGTCCCTTCTCTCTTCCGTTTCTGTTCCTAAATAGATTTCCTGATAGACCACGCCATCTTCCTTGCGGAGCATCCCATCACCGGCCTTTTGATAGAGCTTTCCAGTATCTCGGTCAAAATAAACATCTTTTTTTAATTGCGTCTCAGGAACCATTTCTGTCTGATAAACAGGTTCTCGCCTGGTTCTCTCGATAACCTCACCGTCCTCTATCGTATAACCTTCGGAGATTTCGTCATAGCCTAATAATACTGGCTCTCTTTCGATTCTTCTCTCACCACTTTCCTCATTAATAACCTCTTTTTCTTCTAATACATTCCTTTCCACATAAGCGGTCTCAAAAGCCTCATTACTTGATATTTCTTGAAGTTCTACGTCCTCAAAAATTGGTTTCACTCCTGAATGTCTTACAAACTCAGGTAAGGTCGAATGATCTATTTGTCTGCCCTTACCTCTTATCTTAGCAATCTCACTGAGGGCATCACCTTCAAAATAAGGTGTTCTATCAGTGATTGGATCTCCTGATATTTCTCCAGTGCCATATACAAGTCCTTGAAAATAGCCTGCATAATTGGTAGTTGCCCCTTGCGCCACTGCGTATACACCATAATTGGTAGTGCCAGCCCCTGTCGCCGTTCCATATAATGCAGTATTGTTTGAACCCGCTCCCAACTGTTGGGCATATATTGCAGTTGAACCATTGCTAGAAGTAGAGCCCATAATAGCCCCTGTGCCGTCCGCTATAACATCAAGAGCATACTCGGGTGTAGTATCGCCGATGCCGACGTTACCTAATGTGCTTCCACCTTCAATTGTTAATACTGGGGTATTAGCAGAGCCGTGTGCGATAGTAAAGTCTCTTGCTCCGGTTTGGTCACGAGTATTATAATGAATCGTTGTCTGTTTTCCACCTTCAAAATGGCTAAACCCGTTAGTATCTGTTCTCATTCCTGTAATATCCGAGTGGGATTCTGATAACAATTGATCTGAATTTGTATTGAACCCGACATATTTCGCACTTTCAGGAGATTTAATCACAAGCCCAAGCCCCGGACTCGTCGTCCCGATGCCGACCCTGCCACCGTTGAAATATGAATCACCAGAACCAAGTAAACGTATTGTTTCTGTTTCGGAAGAATCATAAATACTAACTCTTCCGTGATTTGAGTTAGTTGAAACTACAAAAATTTGTCTATTTGAATTATCAGAATTTTTAATCTGAATCATTCCCGATGATACTGGAGCAATAACTCTAAGCAAACCGCCAATTACATCCAACTTTGCCCCCGGACTCGTCGTCCCGATGCCGACGTTGCTCGTTGTACTAATATCTCCATTAGTCGAATCAAATGTCCATCCATCAGCACCAGAGACACCCATGAAGCCGCCGTCGGGAATGTAGAGGTTGGCAAAAGTAGGGCTTGCATCAGTCGTCAAATCCTGATTAAGCAAAGAGGCACTTTCGACTGTCAACCCACCAGACAAGGAAATGGTTTGTCCCTGAACACTTGTTAAATTGGCAAGCGTGTCTATCGCCGGTTCAATTTCAGCTTCCGTATCAAGAGTACCAGCACCACTCAGAGAATCATGATCTATTTCACCATCTTGCACAACTCCAGAGATTAAAGGAGTTCCATCATCATAAGTGAAAACGATCTCCCCTACTGTGCCATCATCAAGATTAAGGCCTACCGCATCCTGGGCCTCTTCATCTGTATATGCTCCTGGTCCGGCATCAAACACAAATTCTCCTGCTATATCATCCCACATGAGATATTCGTCAGCGTCAGGATCGGCAGGGAAGATAGTATCAGAGCCACCTACTTCCAGGATGGATTCATCTATATCGAAAGTGCCATCACTTGCTATAGAGCCATCTCCTGCAAATAAAACAGGGTTGAAATTAGCGCCATCAGCAACAAGAATGTTTCCGTCATAATTAGTGTGCATAGTGAGATCGTTACCATCTATTGTCAAATCTCCACCAAGCCAAGTGTTGCCTGTCCCTCCATCTACCACCAGAGCATCTGTATGTGTATTGGATTCCACCCGGAAATCTATGTCCCTTCCCTGCCCATTGATGGTTACTTCACCTTCACCCACAGAACCATTATAGCCTGATATCTCAAACAAATTGGCTTCAGTGTCGTCAATGGCCACCATGAAAGTAAAACCACCGGCCCTGTCCCCGTTTGTGACATCCTTTGTTTCGCCCAGGAGATATCCATACCGTTCTTTGACGCTTGTGGAGGTTTCACCATAAATATCTATGGCCATAACATCATCATCGTCTGCCGGACTGGCTGAATTCTTATAAAACTGGATAGAGGTAAGATTCGGGTCCGCATTAGTGTTTTCGAGTTTTATTATAGGCTCATTCGGGTCGCTGCTGAATAGAGATAATTCAGTCCCCATTATGACATCACCGGAAACAGTGAGGTCCCCTTCTATATATCCGTCTCCATCAACTTCCAGATCATCTTTTATTAAAAGGTCATCTGTGCCGTCTATGCTTGTAACTGTGCCACCACCCACATCAAGGGTTGCAGCCGGCGTAGCATCTCCAATTCCAACGTTACCCGTAGCACCGTCAATAACAAAGGCATTAGCAGAACCGGATGCTTCTATTCTGAAATCCCTATCGGCTCCGCTTTCATTTAATACTATTTCTCTTGCAGACATTTTGATGGCAGTTTCAAGTTCACCATTTCTTGCAACCTCATAAAGAACAGCCCCCTCTTCTTCCCCATCAGTAATGTCCTCCGCTATAATGGTAGTACGCGCATATTCGTAAGAATCATTATTATCGTTATTCATCCGATACCAAATATACATCGTGTCATTATTTGTAGGCGTGTCTCTTTTTCCTTCTAAATTAAGGATAGAAACATTCGCATTATCTTCTATATTTAATATATGAAGGGTAGCTGTGGGAAGCTCTGTTCCTATACCAATATTGTTTGTTAGTTGGAATATTAAACTATCAGCCAAAGCCCCTATACCGACATAAGGTAAATATCCATCTGTTAAACCGGTTAGATCCAGGCCTGCAAATGTAGGAGAAGCATCTGTAGTGTAATCCTGATCTAATGTGCTTATTGACTCAACAGTCAACCCGTCAAGTAAGGATATAGTTTGACCTTGAATACTGGTAAGATTAAGAAGGGTATCAATAGCGGGTTCTATCTCTGCTTCGGTGTCTAATGTTCCTGCACCCGTAATATCGTCGTGATCTAAGGCAGATTCCAGAGTATTCTCTGTAGTGCCGTCAATATTATCCAAACCGTTTAGGTGGCTATCCCCCTGCATATCTAAGCTAATAACATCTATTGCTTTAGCTGTTGCCCCTTCGACGACTAATTGTCCATCATCACAAAAGGCTGGAGTAGAAAAGAGAAGCAAAAACAGTAAAATTATAAATGATTTAAATTTATCCATAATAACCCCCTATTGATTTGATGATCGTGATTCTTCCGAGCACGAATTCACACCATCACAGATTAAACGTAGTTTGCTTTTTCCCGTAAGAACAAAATCGAGTCCCCTCAACAGATCAAATTTAGCTCCGTCCTTCACAGTTATAGTATCTCCTGCGTCAGCCTCCAGGGTCACTTCCTCCCCTTCAGATAAGCCAACTATCTGGTCGAGATCGTCTTCTACGCCTGCTTCCGCACATAACGTTATTTTGCCCGGGCCTGTTACCGTCGCCACATCATCTGAAATCGTTACAATTTGGTTGTCCGACGTATAAGCCAGCTTTTTCCATGTAACAGCCATATCTGTTATTTCCCCTTGCCAAAATATCCTTCCTTTATTTGCTCTAATGCTTCGGTTTTTAACAAATCTAAGACTGTTACTACATGGACTAAGGGAAGCTGAGAAGTCGCAATAAATACCTCAATCCTGCGGTATAAAAGCTGCATTTGCTTCTCCAGCACATCTTCATATGCCTTGGTTAGATCCCTTATCTTGATTATCTGTTCATCAGCTTGCTTAATCGGATCAGGCTCAACAGGTGCCTTCTTGCCTTTTTGAGCAGGGACTTTTCGCGCCGCTTTTTGTACCATTATAGTTCCCTTACGCTGCCACAGTACAGATATACACCGCTAATTCATCTACCTGAAAAACAGCCTTTCCAACAACGGGATCTTCAGCGTCTCGGGCGTCTGAATCCGCAACATTATGGATCACAAAATCTGTAAGTTGCTGATCATTGAGATTAAAAGCCGCCGCCGCTTGGCCGCTAAGGTCAGCGAGAACCTCGGAATATGATTTGCCCTCAAGACCATTAGCTGTCCATTTAGCATAGTCATCATCCGCTACGGAATCTGAATCAACCTGGACAATATTGTCGTCCGAGATACCAATAGCAATACCATCTATATTACCGCCGGTCAGACGGCCCACAACTTCCTGTTCAGCAATCGTAAGAGCTAAAGGCGTATTATCGTCATTAGCCGCCAAGATGGTATTGGCATCGAAATCAGCCTCAAGGACAACATCATCCTCATATGCCAACTTTTTCCATGTTACTGCCATTTTCGTTCTCCTTTCTTAGTTTTTTTAAAGCATGGTAATTTCTCATATACTTATCAAAAGTGTTTTTCATTAGGACCTCAACGCTATTAAAACCTCTTTCCAGAGCCATATTAGACGCATCTTCATAAGTCTCGGGCAGAATAGAGAAGGATACGGAATCCTTTTCTTGCTCTTCTGTCTCTTCCGGCTCATTTTCCGGTTCGTCTAAATCCCACATTTTTAACACCTCCTATGAATCATCAGTACAGACATATACGGATTTATCAAGTCCACAGTAATACATGCCCCCCTCTTCATCATTCAAGGCTGCGTCTCTCGGCTCAAGGACAATTTGAGGGACCTTTGTTTGTCCGTCATTCCCAAGAACTACGTTATCTATCCATTCGGACAATTCCGCATATTCGTTTTCTGTCAAATGATAAAATTCATCTACAGCCCCACCCTGGAGCCCTGATAATTCGTTATGATCAACTGCCTCAGAAAGCGCATTATAAATTGTTTTACTGTTAAGAATTAGGTCTTCAAGGTTTTCTTCCGTCAGCCATTTATTTGGATATCTTCCTGTGCTATTTTTAGGTCCTCGCTGACCTATCCCAATTTCTGCGATTTCCTTCAAGGCCCTCAAACACGCCTGAATGTTCTTTGGGTCTGGTATAGATGGGTGCTTGATTTCCATAAATTATGCCTTAAGATTGTCTTCGATAAATCAGCTCAATCCCCCAGGTTTTGCTATTAGTGTTTGCATAGCTGAAGGTGATAATATCCCCACCATTGAAATAACGACGTTCTGTCCAGGCTTTCCAAATAGAATATTGCACAGCCGTCATATTAGCCTCGGTATCAAGCTGGACATCCCAGGCAGCACCCTGCGCACTATCAAGATCAATGCTATATGCTTCGGCTGCCCCACCTACCGCAGACAATGTAAGCCTGATTTCCAGAATTTGGTAATCCTGTATATTTGGATTGATCTGGAAACAGTTTTTATAAGTCTCAGTACCCGCAAGGTTCTCTACAGCGTAAGTCGCGGTGATATTTATATAATCCGTATCTAGCGATACAATTTCGTGAACGCCATTATAATTGGTTGTACCAGCAAGGATTATAAAATTTCCTTCTGACATGCCGTGGGCCGTGATAGGGATCTGGACAGTGCCATCTCCATTATCAACCACAGCGGCATTATCAACCGTGCCGTTGATCTTTTTAGTGCCGCTCCAATACTGTTTTTCCACCACAAATTTGCTTTCATCCCACACATTTGCTCCCATGATATTTTTCTCCTTTAATTGAATTAATAAAAAAGCCTCTTCAGACAAACTCACTTCATCCAAAGAGGCTCTCGCGTTTTTGGCCTACCTTGTATCGCATCCTTACGGAGTGGATACAGGAGTTATGTAGTAATGGTCGTTATTGATTTACAGTCATAAACAGTTTATTAATCCGCATCATTTCATTGTTTATTTTTTGTTGTTCATCTCGTATCTTATTATTTTTTAACCGAATAGGCAACTTGGAACCTTTTATTTGATCGATTTTTTCATCAAACCGCTTGATTTTCCTCTTAGCAATATCAACCTTGGTGTCCAGATTTAGTAAATACTTCTTTTTCTGTTCCACCTCTTTGGCTTCTTCGTCCTTGCCCTGATCTCTTAGGTTTTTGATATCCCGTTCGGCGTATCTGATCTTGGCTAGGTTATTATAATAAGTCATCTCATCGTAATATTCGCTTGTTTCCCCGTAAACACGCCTGACAATAGGTATTTCGCTTGGTTTTATGTCCTCACCCACGATCAATTTCCACGGATCGGCAACAGTCTGGCTTATTGTGCGGCCAAGACTGCCTGTAAAAGTGTCCCATACTAAGTCAAGGGCTTCTGGTGATACATTAATGCCCCCGGGTTCTTCACCTGGCTCATTGAAAACATCATATAGCTTCTTGGATATCCACTTTGAAGGCTCCCGGCAACTGCTCCAATATAGCTGATATTCAGGTTTCGGGACATCAAAAGGCTGTTGCTCAGGTTTCAACGGTTGGCCTGCAAAGTTCTCGTTGGTCTTCCATTGGATATAAGGATCTATTACCGTGGGAGATATTATTTGAGCTATCGATCCTTCACCACCAAGCGGGTTAAAGGCTGATATTGCGGCACTTACCATCCTCATTATATATTTTGTTGGTTCATAAGGTTTATCTATTATACCTATGCGATAAGAAAGCGATTCCCCGGCTATCTGGCCTGCCACATGGAATACGTTGTACCCCCAAGGCATGGGTATTTTGAAATAATCCCCTTCGTTTAACAGGTTAGGAATAATAATATTCCTCTCCTTAACCCATTCGGGGATTTTGTCATATTTCCATTCATCATCGTCGTCCTGCCCCATCATTAGCCTGCAAGCGATATCCCATAATCCTGCAAATGCCATTGTTCCTAAAGCCAGCCTTCTGACACTCGGACTTCGATAAAGCGCTGTTATCATCCTGGCCGATCCCTGGATCCCTGCATTATAGAATAGATATAGAGCATTAATTGTGGGTCCGGCCATACCTTTCCGATTAAAATTCACCGTGATATTCTTGGCAACACTCATGGCGTTTTGTTCCGTTACACCAATATCTTCTATGAGATGCCTGAAGAGAGATAGCCTGACAGCGTTTTCAACCGCTGTATTTTCTTTTGATATTAAATCAAGAATATAGCGCATCCCCCTCATGCTTCTATGGAACGGATCACCACCCCGAGCTCTCAGTTCCCTTTCCAGTCTTCGGCGTCTGGTCTCTATATCCTTATAATGGCTTGTCCAACCGGTTTGAGCCCCTGATTTCCGGTATCTTTCATACCATTGCACCCATTCATTGCCTTCGTCTTTGCCCGCGATGCCTTTACGAATTCCCTGCAAAGCCTTGAATATATCTTTATACATGGCTTTTCTCAGGTTCTTGCCAACAGTATCGGATATATTATATCCGGCTGTCTGAACGTCTCGTATAAAGTTCGAGAGTATAAATTCTGGACTTCCGCTTGTATTGACAAAAGCCAAGAAACGGTTAAAGGTTGCGGCCATTCTTATTAATGCCATAGAATTTGGAGCACCTAAGTTTCTCATGGCCTTCACTGTTCTCATTGCATGGACATTTTCGGGATTAAACCAGATAGTATGTTCTTCAGCGTTTTCATCCTTTACAAGAAGCACATTATCGGCAAACCTGAACATCGGATCACGGCCAAACGTGACTTCGTTTAATATTACCGATTGCCCGGTAAGGGGGTCTATCTCTTTCCTTTTTTTCAGATACGCCTTGTGTTCCTCTCTATCCACCTCCCAAACGGCTTTATTCGGGTTTTCAGTAGCCAGTTTTAAAAGGGCCCGGCCAACCTTCACCTTTTCTGTTCTGATCAGCGTCGCTTCATGCTGTGCAACAATATTTGTCAAGACATTAACAGCCGGCGCATGACTGCCAGAAAGACGCGGGTGGACCTCTTTTCCTCTTATATCTAAACCCCTCCCGCGTTTCGGGGTCCCGGCCTTTCTTTTTAGAGGAATATAGTATTTATAAGCCTTTTCCCAATTAGCAATCTCTTCCGCTGATACCAAGCCAGACTTTTTTAACGTATTTCTGGTAGCCTTAGTTATAGTATCGACCATTTCGGCAATCTCTTTTATGTCTGAATTGCCTTTATATTTTTGCAGGATCTTGAGGGCATCTTCATTTTTCATGCCAGATAGCCACTCATTCTCTTCCCTATCAGGATTCAATCTCTGAAAGCGGGTGTTGGCTTCTGGTGCATGCCGGGCATATAAATATTCTTCAACTTCTTCCAGGGATAAACCTGATTCGTGTATTTGATCAAGAAGGGGTTCAACCATGTCCCGATTAAAGTCTTGAATATTGGCCCAAGCCGCCCCGTGCATGGCTTCCTCTACCTGATATGCGTTGGCCTCGTCTTCTGTTTCCTCACCCCGGGTCATTTCAATAGCTTTTTGGATCCTTGACAAGGAATTCAATCTATCCTGAACCTGCCATTGGACATAATCAAAGGCCTGGCGTAACGTACTATCATCGCCTATGGTAAATCCATCTGAAAACATGGGTGTTTCGCCGGTCTGTTTATGTGTGGCCATATTTTTTACGACTTGATCCCGGATGTCTTTATTGGCTCTTGATTTATCCAGAATATCCGCTATCCAGCCCTCCGCCCATTCCTTTGACTTTTCTTTAGGAGCTGCTCGCTTTTTGCCAAGGGTGATCTCAATGGCTCCGGTTTCACTTTTTAATCTGGTTTTTACATCATTCCAGATATATTTGATAAGATTCCGGATTTTCTCCCATACCTCGGAAAAGGAACTTTTCATCTGTCTTGCAAAATCGGAGTATTTTTGATGGCCTTGGTTATAATAATGTGTGCCGACTGTAATGAGATCGTCATAAAAAGGAGACTCACTTTTGACTTTTGCCCAGGAGATTGAGCCGCGCTCGTCTTTGAGGCGGGAGGTTACGCGGGATTTGGCTTGGTCTAATAATTCCTTGTAATCAGGTTGAGCAAGGGCGTATTTGGCTCCAAATCTTACGATTACTTCTTTGTTGGGAATCCCTTGGGTGGCATAGGGAGTTACCATCATTCGGGCTTGTTCATCAAATTCGGCCCTTGTGGCTACATCCCGAGCCTCAATTTCGCCCGCAAGGTGGAGGTATTGCTTAAATGCCTTATCGGGCAACACCCCCATATCACACCTTCGTAAAGCATCTCTTGTTTGACTATTATTAATATCAAACCCCCGTTGCTTTAAATCATCCATTGCCTGATAAAATTCTTTGTGCATGGGGCTATTGTTTCTTGTTTCTAAATCTTTATGTGTCATTTTAGATGCTACATATCGTGCCTGTTCATCTTGGAATTCTTTAGAATTTCTTATTTTTTCTGCCTGCTCAAACCTTATTGACGCTGATACAAAATGTTGCTGTAATATTTCCTTCTCACTTTTGGGTGATCCCCCCCTTGCAAATCCCTCTATTCCCTGAATACTATGCTGAATTTCATGGATAAGGTGTTCTTTGGCTTCTTTTATATTTTTACCTCTAATATCTATCTGTGGCTCAAGGTCAAATAATCCTGGCGTAAAAGACCCTCCGGGATTTTGCATATTTTTATCAATCATTATATTGATGAGGGTATTTTTAAGCTCAGGGTATGCTTTAAATAGTTCTTTATGTTCAAATATTTCACTAAGCGTTGTGTGTCTTTCACCAATGCCCAATGAATCAACCTTTATATTCTTAATTTTTGCTTTTGAATCATCTATCTCATATCGCCATTTATCATCGGGACCCAAAAACCAACCCGTGTCCCTACGGATCTCTCCAGCAGATTTACCCCTTTGATTCATTTGTGAGGCAATATCAAGGGCTGTAAGGTCTGCTGTGCGTGATTCGGGGCCAGCATAGGCGTGTTTTACCAGCCCTTTTGCTCCCCTCGCCCCTCTCTCCCAAACCTCTCCTGTCCTGACCTTCTCAAAGCTCGTCTGCCAGTTCGGGAAGAAGTTATTTAGTATCTTGTTAAAAAACCTCTTTATTTTCTGAAAGATGGTGTTTTTCTCCTGCTCCGCCTTCCATTTACCATAGGCATCGGCGGCATTTTCTTCCTTCCCGTGTTTCTTTAAAACACTGGCTCGCTCTTTATTGTTAAGAACCAGGTCCATTGCCGCGTGAAAGGCTTCATGGTCTGTCTTTTCCTGACCGGCATATTTTGACAGCCACATAAGGCCGTCGGTTCCCACCTGCTTCCATGCCGCTACCGCCACCTCTCCCCTTTTAGCCTTGCGTCCATACCCTATCCTTATCTGCTCAGGATCAGGCCGTATCACGCCCGTATTAGCCATTACGACTATCTGTGACCGGTTGGGCAGGGTAAGATTAAAGATGTCCCCAGCTTGCTTTATTTTGGCCGTAGGGAAGGCATTTTGAATGATGTCAGGGGTTATCGGTGCTGGCTTAAAGGCTCCCTTACTAAGAGCAAATTCGGGAAACAAATTTCCAAGCCTGCCCTCACCAGCAGTTATGATATTCCTGAGAATAGTATTGCTGTTTGCTCCATTTCTTATAAAATGCTCTAAGGTCTTCATTGCTCTATCAAATAAAGCAGGGGATTCCGAAAAACTTTTCCTAAGTAACGGGGGGGCAAAATGAATTATAGCATCTTTGTATTGTTTTGATGTGCCTATCCATCCCCTGATAAAATCATCGTAATCCCCCCTTGCCCCTGATTTTTCAAGTTCCTCGGCGTGTGAACTAACATCAATATTGCCGGTACCCAAAACCATTTCGGCTGTTTTGGGATTATACATGAAACGCTGATTACGAATATTATGAATATCGTAGGGTTGGTTTTTGATAAGCTGAACTTGTCCTGTTATTTTAACAGGTTTAATCTCTTTAATTTCAGCAAGGCCATATTTAACCTCTTCTGTGGCTTTCTTGATCTCTATCCCCTTAGCCTCAACCTTTCCCTTGGCTTCCTCGGGGGTCTTGGTAGGGGCTTGCCCCCCACTCTCCGGGGGGCGGGATGGTTTAGGGAGTTCAAATGTCGATTTTATTTGAGATGGTTCAAAAACAATATATGAATCACCCCCCAATTCAACAGTGTTGTGATATACTATACCATCATAACCTTTTTCTCTCATTTTGCCCACAATCCATTGATCTAATTCATTGCCCAATTCATGGATTTTTTCTGAATGATATTTCACCTTTTTTTTATATGCAGTTTCTCCTATTTTATCTCTCAGGCGATCCCACCTTAATTGATTTCCTTCACCCGGTAATCTTAAGGCTATAGAATTCGTAAAATCTTTTACATCTTTGAAATATTGTGAATATCTTTTATTCCATTCGGATGCTTTTAATATTCTTTTCTTGATCAATTTCTCTGGTAATGTAGTGAAATCCCATGATCCTAAATCATTGAGTCTTAATGGTTTTTTTAAATTTATATATGCAGATTTTATCTGGACATTTTTTGTAATACTAGGTAATTGATTTTGTAAGTCATTAATTCTACTTCGCGCACTTTTAATAGTGCCAAAATGTATTCCTATGCCCCTTATATCATTTATGCTAGGTGCTTTTGATTCAAAATCACTAAATTCTCTAAAAGTTCCATGATAAACTTTATCCCGTACAACACTTTTCTTAAAAGGATTCCCACCCTCGGGCTTCGGGGTTTCTGCGGTGGGTATTTTGGCCTTACCCCGTTCTTTTTCCACGGGTTCTACTTTAGCAGATTCAGCTTCCTCTTTCAACTCAGGATATTCGGCTAGCACTTCTTCGGGAACGGGTTTGCCTTCGGAGAGGGCTTGTTGGATGAGTGCTTTATGGTTTTTAGCAGAATCAGAAGGAAATCTTTCAATGCCTTTTGCAAAATATTCGGCTTTTGTCATTTCCCATGGTTCCTTGGCCTTCGCCTTTTCCTCGGGGGTCTTGGGTGCCTTTACTAAAAAACTTTTTTCTATATCTGAATATAGGTTTTTCGCTTTCTGAAAATCCCCCTTCATTAAACTAAGTATGGCATCCTTCGCCCTTTTTTGATTATCTGTGTTGGTAGGCTGTGATTCATATTGAGATATAAGTCGAAACAACTTTTCAGGCTCGTATTTTCTAGCAGCTTCCAAGCTATCATCTGGATGATTTATTCCTTCCATATCATCCATGTTTTTCAAAACACGATTTATTTTCTCGCTTATATATCCTGGATCTGGATGCTCTTTTTGGATTTCCCTTAAAACATCACCAGCAGATTCTAATATATACCGTGGTGAATTAGCCTTATCCCAATCTTCATGCACCGTTTTTTCGGGATAGGTTTCTTGGTATGTCCTCGGCTCTAATTTAGTATTAGTTTTCCAAGGTTCTTCCTCAACCTCCCCTAATATCTTCTTTTTCTCAAACTCTTCCGGCTTTTCCTCAGCAATTTCCTTTGTCTGATCCCCTTCTTTCAGCCAGGTCTTAAATTCATCCATGGTCATGGCCTGAATGGAGCCCAGACCTTTCCAGCCACGTTCATAATTGGCCAAATACCCTACCCGAGCCTGTTTCTCCGTGGGAAATCCAAGCATCACTTTATGCTCATCAAAGTCTCCAGTAGCCGGATCTATCTGATTTATTACGTACACGTTCTCACTTTCCATGTCTGGACCGACAAATACATCAACCTGGTCCCCATCTTTGTCCTCTGTTCTCCTGATATAGCCATAGTGATGTTTTAAGACACTCTCCCATCTCTTCCTTTTTCTTGAGATTCCGGTTCGAGTAGATCCCTTGGGGTTCTCTATGGAAATATCAAGTCCTTGAACATTGATATGGGCCTTTTTGTAGTTTCCGGCTTCAATCTGGGCCTCGGTAGGTTCTGTTTCGGCTTCCCCAGCTATTGCTTCATCAAGGGCAGTTTCTTCTTCTAGTCTTTGCCCGGGCCTACCGGGTTCTCCGGGTTTTTGCTGTTGTGGATACGCGCCGCCTTTCGCTGGGCGTTGTCGTATAATCTGTCCCTCGTAGCCTTCGACATATTGTCCCTCGGGTGCTTGTCCTCCCAATTCCCCTTCTTTTCCTCGAAGAATTTGTCTCTCATGCGTTCGTATGCTCTCGGCATCGGTTATATCCTCCCATCCTTCTTCTAATAATGTTTCATTATTGACCAATAGATTGAGTTGCTCGGTTTCCTGGGGGCTCAACCCCTTTAAATCAACCGCTTCTCCTAACAGGATCTTGCCTGCCAAGTCTTTTAGTTTCTCGTTTTTTAATGCTTGGGTAGTAAAGTCTTTTTGTTTCTGCCTTTCCTCTACTCTTTCACCCACTTCCGCGATTCCACTAGGAGCAGTTTCTTTTTCAGATATTTCAGCAGTAAGTTCTTTTAATTGCTTTTTCTCTTTCTCTGTTAAGCCCTTGGTGCTAATCTTCTGACCCATCAGCTTTTTGGCCGCTAAGTCAGACACTCGGTCAGTCGCCTCTACTGCCAACCCTTCTTCCCTTAATCCTTTGCCTTCCCCCCTGATTAGATTATCCAAGGCCCGTTTCGCTTTTGCGCGGGCCGTCATTATCGGCCTAGATACCGGTTCCCCTAAGTCTATAGGTTCCGTGGTAGCCTTTACCTCGGCCAAGAGCTTATCGATTTCTTTTATTAAGGGATGGCCTGCAGGAGCGTTACTTTTTAAATCCTCTAAATCTGTGATGGATAATTGCCCATTATTGTAAGCGTAAAGGACTTGGGCCGTGGCTTCTTTCTGCTGTTTCTTTTCTTCTTCAAGGAGATCTGTTTCTTCCTGGAGTCCTTGTTTGGGACGACGGATATTGGCACCACCACTTAAACCAAGCGTAAATAGAGTTAATACAGTAGTCGGGCCAAGAACCTGAAAAGCCTCTTTAATTGGACTAGCTTCAGGCCGAATCCCTGACACCTTTTCCGTAATGGCTTGCCCAAATTGCTGACCGAATTCCGTTGCGTTTTCCACGACCCATGTTTTAAAGAAGTCTTTTACTAACTGCCATAAGCCTCTTCTTGCAGCGGCGACTTCATCAAGTCCCATTAATTTGCCTAAATATTTAGTGCCAAAATATTCCCCGACAGCTTCAATAATGCCATCAAAAAGAGGACCAAATGTTGCATTTCGTAGTTTTTCTGCTTCTTCCCCTTTTCCCTCTAATTCTAATTGTTCCGCTCTTTGAGCGGCCATATCAACCGCCTCTTGCGCTTGAGAACCACCATACATCGCGGCTATCGCTCCACTCACCGCCTTATTCACTTGGCTCGCTGTCTTTTTAGCCTGTGATAAAAGTTTTGTGGCTTCTGCTGTTTTCCCAGCAGCCTGAGCAGCCTTGGCAGCCTTTACCGTTTTATTTACACCACCAAGCAGTTGAAAACCTTTAGTAAATGCTATTTGAGGTACAATAGAAGGACCTGTCATTTTTAAGCCTTCATAAATTGCCCATTCAGGTGTCCAGGCTTTAAGCTCTGGCTCTGGTCCATACATTTTTTCGCCGATTTGCTCAGCTTTCTCTTTTACGGCTTTTCCTGTGGCTGCTAATACTTTCCCTGCAATTTGCTGTGGATAATGCACGGCCTTCTGTAAAGGGTAGAAGATATCAGCCATTTCTTCTTTTTCGGCTTTCTTAACAGGCTTAGCGGCGGTTTCACCTACATATTGAGCCATACCACCTAACATAGACGGGAATTCCTTTGTGACTCCTTCCGCTAAACCACGCAAGCCATATTTGACCAGGTTAGCGGATTCCTTTTTCTCTTCAGTCTCTATATCTTCCCATTCATCCTCTTCTTGTCCAATCGAAGATAATGTCAGTCCCGCCGTATTCAGACCATATTGGCCTGCCTGATATCCCTGGCTACTAGGAATATCTTCCCAATCACTATCGTTATATGTGTAAGCATTTAAAGGCATTATTCCTCTTTTAACCCTTTTGTAACAAGCACCCATTGGCCTGTCTGTTCATCTTTTCTATACTCAATAACCTGGCCATTCTGAATAGCTTTCCTTCGTAACTCTCCGGTTTTAGCATCTTTATACTCGACGTAATTTTTATTGGGTATATTACCAATAGTTCCTTTAGGACTTTCCTGCCTGTTAATAGATTGTCGGACATGCTGTCGTTTTATGTTACCCTGGTGGTCATATTCGATTATGGTGCCGTCGCTATATATCTCCCGGATATCCCCGGTCTTTTTATTGCGTTGGGTCTTTATGACTGTTTTTTGTGGTCCTGTCTGTCGAGCCACTTCGCCTCCTTGTGGTGCAGGAATTCCTTTTTCAGGTAATCCAAAACCCCCAGGGGCCGCCTGATCACCGGAAACAAGGTTGATATAGTTCCTTATATATTCCTCTTTAGCTATATATTCAGGCATATCAGGATCATCACTTATAACCCCGTTTTTAATGTCGGCGCTGTATTGCTTGGTTGCATCTTCCCTGATACCGCTCATTTCTTTCGTTGTGAGGCGTTCTTCCTGCTGTCTTAAAATAGTCTCGGCAGGCAATAGTAATTTTTCAATCGCATCCTGCGCGGATTCAAAAGTCTCTGATTGATTTTCCCCAAAATTGACGATTATTTTACCTTCCGGAGTCCTCTCAATCTCTTGAATACTCACGCCTGCGGTTCCGTATCTATCAAAATACTGCTTTACGGATTCAGTATCGCCCAAGTAAAATCCCCTCATGGCATCATTTAAGGCATCCTTACGTGTTGCCACGCTCTGGGTAGCAGCTAAACCTGTTGCTTTCTCAGCCCGTTCCTCGGCTAATCCAATTCTTGTATCATACCCTTCCATACGTTGCTGGTAGGTATCTTCTTCTATTCCCTTAGTTTGAGCCCTTGTAAGGTCACGATTAACGGCATTGGTCAGGACTGCTTCCCTTAAATCTTGTTCTTGCTTCTGGATATCCAATTCCGCCGCCTTTCGATTAAGGGCTTCCTCAACAGCCTTTGCCCTGATATCTTCGGCACTCTGATAATTACCAAGTTTAGTTGATCCGCCTATTGGTCTACGATTTCTTAAAGATTCAAGTTGCTCGAATCGCGCTTCTTTTTGTCTGAGTCCTAGACCATATCCAGACGCATAATCACTTCCCATAGACATTTTTAAGTTCCTCCATAAGTATTTGATCTTAATTTGGTATCATCATCATCTTTCAAACCTATCCCCGAATAAGTCGGTAAGGTTATATCGCTAACATCTTGGCCAGCCGCTTCTTTTAATCCCAACATGGTCATTCCTGCGGATCCATAATCCCTGCCGACATCCGTTATTTGTCCCGCAATATCCGCTTTAGTTTTAGCGATTTGGGTCCGGGCCGCAATATCCGCTTCAGCCAGCCCAGCCCGTGTTTGGGTTAATCCGGTTCTTAATCCCTGAATATTTGAGGCAATTTGGGCTGATTGTGTAGGATCTATAAGCTGTAATCCCCTTTCAGTGATGTCGGTTATTCTTTCCTTTTCCCCGCGCCTTGCCAGATTCATAGCAATAGCTTCATTTCGGGCCTGGGTTAAATAATCAGGCTTGGTTAATGCCCCGAATTTTCCAGAGGTCGGATCTACTCCATAGGACATCATTTCTCTAGCGCCTGCCTGTCGTGCCCGTTCGCTCGCACCTCTCACGTCTGTGGCAGCCCTTCCGGTTACACCCTCATAATCAGGTGTCGCAAGCCCCATATATTGACCGGTCAATTTTCTACGAGCCTGTAAATCCGCCAAAGCCGACTTTATTGCCCCTGATTCAAGCCCTCCATATTGCTTGTTAAATTGTTTAGATTGGGCTTTTACATCGCTTATCAGGTCAGCTATTTGTTCACTACCGGCATAGGCTTGCCCACTATCCAGGCTTTTCAAGGTATCTGTGAGGCTGGAAAGTGTAGCCTCATTAATGTCTCCCCATTGCTGGAGAAATTGCTGGGTTATTCGCGAAGTTGCCTGACTTGATTTTATGGCTGCCTTGCTGGTTCCATACGTAGCATCCCATGCATCATCTGCTGCCCTCGCCGCTTCTAGGGTTGGATATGACTTACCATCTTTCCCGTAATAGGTATATCTGGGAAGATTACCACTACCTTTATTTTCGAGAACTTTTGTTGCCATTTATCTTTCTCCCTTAATCTTTATCCTTTTCCTTTATGATTTGTTTTAATTCATCCATGGAGTCTGCCATAACAAATTTTTTAACCCTGACATTGCCTTCAATTTGCACCTCAAATAGCGTGCCCCTTACCCCTCCGGGTATTCTAAAAGGCTTATTCAGGGCGTATATTTCCTTAGTAAAATGAAGGACACCGTCTATATAAAACTTAACTTGAAGGTTAAAATCTCCTGAATATTCAGATACAGTCGGAACTTCTTCGAGCTCATCCCCGTCGATCTCGATATCCTCTCCTATAGAACCTTCTCCTATGGCTCCCTCGACGGCATTAGCCGAGATCCTAGCGTTATTCCGTCTAATAATCCTTTTGCGCTCCTCTAAGTCATTGTAATATTCTTCCCTGTCGTCCGTTACTGCTATAACAACAGCACAATTAAAGGTTTTTTCATAAGGAATCAGGTATTTACGGCTTCTCCATATAAAATTAACGGGATAAGGCTGTGTATCATCGCCTTCCCATTCGTAAACTGTATTTCGAAATCGTGACATTCATTAATCCGTTGCATACCATATTTGATAATCATGGGCCGCATCAGGGTCCGTTTCAAACTGGATAGTGTCATATGTTGTACTGATTGTCTGAGAGGATACATCGCTATCATCTTCATCAATATTTACCTTTATAACGTCGCTCTCATCATCAATCGCATTGCCAAAGCCGAACTTTTTGCCCCATCCTACGTCAAGTTTATCGGCGGCAGCCCCGCCAGATACGGAATCAACGGTTATCGAATCAATATGCGCCCACGCTTTATTCAGGTCATAACTACCAGCAGCAATTTCAGTGCAAACCTCTGTCTGCTCCGTTTCGCCCGTTGCCAAAATCCCGGTGATTGTTACCTGTAGGGCTGTCAATGAAGCATTGGCATCGGTTATGGTTAATACCAGATTTCGCGGATAATCAGGTTGTGATATTCCTTCTAGGGCCCCCGTCGCGTCTAAATCAAATTGCGTAGCCTTTCCGGAAGTGCTTCTTGCGTCAGGATTCAATAATCTTTCATTAAAAAGAGACATTTCATTACTCCTCAAAAAATATAATGTATCTGTTTTTGGATCGACAAATATAGCTGAACTATAAAAATTCAAAGTGGTTATAACTCCTGTAATCAAATCAATGACAATACCTCCCTCATTGCCGCCGGAGCTATAAAACCCGAAATACTTATTGCCATGGACAACGCCATGTATGGTGGATGGATAAAGATCTTTCCATTCCTTTGTTGAATAATACTCCTGTGTAAGCAAAAGGTTTTCTTCAAGATTGACCATCCTAAGCCCGTCGGCGGCTGGATATACACAACCTCCTTTATAAGCTATGGCCCCCCGTTTTGATAAACAGGCCCTGGATTCAGGGAAAGGTTCTATTGTTATAGATCCTGGCGCTGTCCCCACAAGCATATAAGGTTCGTTCTCCGTCGTAATAATGGCTTGATTTGCTCCGATAGGCGTAATTGCAACTATGCTGGAGGATAAAGATTGCATATACGCCGTCGGCCAGGCCCAAGGTCGGTAAGCAATAGATGCGTATAAATCTTTGCCATTAAAGGCCAATAAAATACCGTTTCCCAAATAACAAAGCCCCTGTAATTCGTCTATCGGCGGATCCCAATCCTGATCAGCGCTTCCCCCTGAATTTTCACTCAAGGAAGGACATGCAGAACTTAATTCGCTGTCTGTTTTGGTATCATCATAACTGGTAGCGGCTATTGCTATTTCATCAACATATTCATAATTGGCATATTCATTGCCTGTGTTAAGCCTGTATATTCTTTTTACTGAAAGAATGTTTTTATAACATCTCCATATTACTGTATTATCAATGGTATTGCCATCCACGGTTTGTATCCATGTCGGCTCAGCGGCTCCTGATGTGCCAGGCTGCACGCACTTATAAACATAGGTTCCCCCCTCGTCAGCTACTTCAAACACGAAATTTCCTACGGTATAAGCCTTCCCAGCCTGCCATTCCATAGTCATATTGGAAAGACTGACCTTTTCGCCGTTTTTGGCCGTCACCACGGCTGAAGCATTACTTGGATAGCCTTCTTCTCCCCAATCGGTTACGATTGTCCAAATATAGGTTATTTCCCGATCATCCCCTGATCCTGCTGGAGGAGGGTTCGCTGCGGCTGTGGGTGCCACGGCAGGGATAGGGACCATTAAGGGATAAAAATTGATCGGCATAGCTCCAGAACCTGTTATGATTTCGTCAAGGTCGCTTTTTTTAGGAATTCCATCACCGGTATAATAAATCTTGGATTCCGTATCTCCTGAAACCGGGGCAGGAACTATGTCAACATCGGCTTCCCATTCCAGCCAATATTCGTCTTCATAGAGATAGACAGTTTTTACAGTACCTTTATATTCGAGCAATTCAGTTAAAAGGTAATTATCCCAGGGATTCAAATGTCCCTTGTCCAGATAACAATTTTCAGCTGTTTGAGCTTCGTTTTCTCCTATAAGCTCAGCTTCTAGCAATGGCCGTATGCCTTTGAATATAGGGATAGAAACAATCATTAGTTTATGCTCCACCATTAGAGGACAGCATACAATGTGGAAGCCCACTCGCTCCATATGGCACGGCACAAAACTTTGAAATAGAGGGAGCCCAACAAATGCCTTGCCACCGTTCATCGGCTGAATGCGGTGTCTCTCTTAATGTCCAAGTTATACCATCGGGAGAAGTCATACACGCGAAGTCTTGGCTTTCGGCAGCGACTGCAACAAATAGATTTTTCTCTGGTGACCAACAAACAGATTTCCACAGATAAGCGGCCGCAGGTATCCTTGGTGTCCAGGTTACAGCATCGGGAGAGGTAGCAACATCATTATCTCCCACGGCAACAAATAGATCGAGCTCCGGAGACCAGCAAACGCTATAACCCTTAAATCCAAGGGTCCGTAAAGTCCAATTAGCCCCGTCGGGACTTGTCATACAGCCTTTTCCGTCAACTAACAAGCCAACCGCACAAAGCAGAGAAAGATCCGGGGACCAGCATATAGATTCCCAATTATACTGATTCTCTGGAGAGTCCCCCAGTTCCCAATTTACTCCGTCTGCAGAAAGAGTAATAACATTTGCTTTATTGACATTGTTGTCTGATACAGCTACAAACTTCGTTAAGCTCGCTGCCCAACACACAGAAGACCATGAATGTGAAAAAGTTATTCCCGCTCCACTGCCTGTCCATGTTTCTCCATCGGGGCTTGAATAGAACTTATCATCCCCTGCTCCACCTACAATTTGTATGGCAACAAATAGATCGAGCTCCGGAGACCAGCAGACACATTGAAAAGAAAGGCCTGGCATAGGGACCGGGGTCCAATCAATTCCATTATCAGAACAAACTATCCCTTGGCTGCCAACAGCACAAAATAATTCCAGAGCCGGGGACCAGCATATACCTCGTAAACTAATAGATGCGTAGGATATCGGGTCATAAGGATATGCTAGCCATCCAGCTAAAGAGCCGGCTATCGCCTGCCAAATAGTTCCTGTCTTATTTTTCCACCATATTCTTTGGTTCAACGATTGATACACTTTCTCTCCCGGGTAATCCGCAGTAAGTATGCTATTCGGATTATAATAAACTTCTCTGAAAGCCTCTCTCTGAATAAACCCCTCAAGGTTTGCGGCAACAAGCCTTTGGGTTATAATTGCACCAGATTTCCATTCTTGAGCAACGCTTCCATCTTGCCCACGTTGAACAGTTAGAGTATCTCCAGAAATACCCGTAACCTTTACAATCTCAATGTCCGCTTCCGCATTGGTGATCGTGGCATAAAACTCTTTCCCTGATACCCACCCAGCTAAAAATATCTGTGCGTGCCCGGGATAGAGCTCTATTGATGTCGCGGCATCCGAGATTCCGGCTTTTATTCTGGCATAGGCTTCATTATTGAATATATGTTCGGTATTGGCTGCCATTAAACCACTAAATACTTCTTTCTATTAGTTAATTGATCCATTAATTGAGTCGATACATCAAAGGCCATTGTTCCGATTATTTCATAATGACAGGCCCTTTTTTCTTCCATGTCGCTTCTTTTATGTTGTGGGCCTATTAAATGAACAACCTCATGTGATATAAATGCTAAAAGATCTCTAAAGGCTATTCTTTTATCCATCCAGATATAAAGCGACTGAGGCTCGCGCCGCGTAAATCCCCATATTTTGTTTCGTTTCATAAAGTTGACCAATTTCTTAGGGGATATTTTCCATTGTTTGCCACCGTCTCCCCAGCCTTGAATTTTGTCAATGCCAGATAAATCACTTACTTGTATAAGCTCTTTTATAAGATCTTCTGGCTTACTATATATATACAATGGTATTTTTGTTTTTTTACGGCCATCTTTTAAAACTATCTGTTTTTCAATCATTTTTCCCCTTTATTCATCAAACTCTTGTATCTCAGCATCTAGCTCAAAAAGGCCGAGCATATCGTGTTCTAATCTGACAAGGGTCATAAACATATGAGGATCATTGGCACCGATAAAATATGTTCGAGTGGTCTTTTCATTTTTCCTTCTAAAAGCAAGCATACAGCATTGAATATTCCCATTTCGATATTCACTCATAAGCTCGGAGATATTTTTCAAAAACCCATCCGGGCTATCAGGAATTAACTGTTTTATCTTATTGTTCTCTGCCATTTTATGAACTCATCAATTTCCAAGTTGTTCCAGTACAGTGCTTATACCAAAGATCATTGGTCGAATCGTAGACCTCTTCTCCAGTATAATTGGCTACCAATAATCCATCCGGGCTTCCGTCATATTCCCGATACACCCCTTTTTGTAAGAAGGTTCCAAGGATCGTTGCGTTCAAAACTAACTTAACCGAGCTTCCGTCCGGGAAGCTATATGAATCAGTGCGTGTAACTGTCAGCGTATCAGTAGCCCGGCTGGTGCAAGTCATATATGCCTGGTTTCCGCCGCCAACAACCAATATAATAAAGGCTTCCCCTGCTCCCGGGTTTGGATATAGGGACCCGTCACCAGATTGAACAGACAATGTTGCGTCTCCTCCACCTATGGCCTCGTTTAATGTCGATTCCGCATTGTTTTCAAATAGATATTCTGTCATTATACCCACTCCCTCATTTTAACCCGAAGGGGTCTCTTGGTTGCCCCGGTTATCTTCTTAGTCTTTGTATTATTACAAGCAGTTATGAATTTTAGAAAATAATCCTTCGCCTGATTAGGGTCATACCAATCCATAGCCTTGCGTCCGAATAAATCAGCCAGGGCTCCATAACCTATTTCCTGGACATAATCATCATAGAGAAAGTCTGGAACAGTATCGCAGGTATTGGTAGGCTTTAGGTTCACTTTTATAAGTAAACCCTCGTCGCTATCTTCTGTGGGGATAGGAAGCAGATGAAGGTTTTTATCAACGATATCTACCCAAAATTCAGAAGGCATTGGACCAGTTGTATATCTCCATGCGCCAGAGGGATCTTCTAGGTCCTTCTGATTTTCCGAGATAGGATCAATGAAAGCGAATTGATCATCGTCTTTGCCGTCCTGCTTATATTTAACGCTGTCAACGGAGATAATTCTCCCATACTGGTCTGCCGGCACTGTTAAGGCATAGCTCTGTTCTGTTGCAACTACGTCAATTCGCTCTAGGTCATAGGTCCAGAGAAGGGTCTTCCTGCAAAAATCTATCGCAGCGCGCCTAATTGCTATTTTTATAGCCGGGACAGGCGCAGAAGGGATATCGGGTAAAATCTCTGGAGACCAATCTGTTAAATCTGTTGCCATTTAAAGCCTCCATAGCTTTAACCCTTTAAAAATAGCGTCTCGTAATCCGTCTCTCTTTGCTTGCTACCTGGAAAATCAGAGTCCTTTTTATAGGCCAGAGCTAATATACCGTTTACCAATCGATCTATGGCATGATCAGCAACCCCTACCAGGGCAGTTTCCCAATGTCCGTCCTCATCCCAGCTTATCTCCGTAGGTGCTTTAGAGTATTCCTCTAATACATACCCTGTACCATCTGAGGGAGGATACGTATAAAAAACAGCGGGATTTACCCTGTCCGGCATAACATTTAATATATTTTGAGCTGCCGTGGCATTGCTCCAATTCCTATCAAAGCTCTGAATGGCCTCAAGTGAACAAGAATTAATGCCTTCACCAGGGGTCTCCCCATCTAGGCCCATATTTTTCAGAAGGGTGACAAAGGCTATTCCACCGCTTGGGATATAATGCTTTGATCCTTCAGCCAGTTTGACAGATTCTATAACCGCGTTAGTCGTGGGGTCCAAAACAACAATTCTTCTGGTCGTGAGGTTATAATAATCTACCAGCTCGGATTCAGTCCAATGGCGGTCATCCTCCTCCGTAGCCTCATCCTGCAGGATCCCGGCTACGATATCTAGTATATGCTTGACGGTTACGTTCGCCATCGGGTTTAAGCCTCAAAAAGTCGCTCGGTTCTCAGGTGAATTGCCCTATCTTTTAGATCGTCCAGGTCGTGCCGCCTGTCGATGTCCTCGCCAAATTCCTGGAGAACATAATCCTCTACATCTTTTTTATCGACCATGGCCTTGATCTTGATTATATCCGGATCTTTATCAATTATCTCCTGACGTCTCTCGGCTTCAATTTGTTCCGGAGTTTTTGGTTTCTCTTTTTCCTTCGCGCCAGCACTCTTTGCAGCCTGTTTCGTCTCGGTTTCCTTGATCTTCTTCTCCACTTCTGCCAATTCAGCCGATTCATCCAATGCCTTTTTATCCACAGAAGGAATCACGGGGGCATCTTCCAGCTCTTCCAATCGTTTTTTCGCTGCTTCCAGCCTTTTTTTGGCTATATCCGGATCGTACTCTGTCATATCCTTTCGTGCGGCCAAAATCTTAGTCCAAGCATATATTCTACCGGTGATTAATTGCCTCAGTAGTTTCATGGCGTTATCTCCTTTTTAAGGGCCCCGGGGATGTATAATGTCCCCGGGGTGGGTTTATCAATTTACACTGGAAATCTAAGCATCAATGGCACTGGCCATATATCCTTCAACCCAAAAATCCACGACGGCCGTTTCTGTGTCCGCGCTATTAAACAGGACATTTATATTGCCGTCGGTGATGAAAAGCTGGCCCATCATATTGTCCGAGCCAAATTCATCGGCATCAAGGGTATAAAGCATGACACCTGCTGTCTGAATCGATCCGGCCGCCTCCCATCCATCATCATTCGCAGCTAGGCTATGGGTTGATGTTGCTGAATTAACGCCTATATCGATTGTGCATGCCGCACCCTCGCCGGTCACCACATATAACCCTACCCTCTTTATCAAAGCGCCTTTCGGCACCTGAAAGAGCTCCAGGGTATCGGTTGCGGCAAATCCGGTAGACGGCAAGTTTACTGGCGTACCCGGCGCCGACGTGAGGGCCAGTTTGGCATTAGCTACCAGGTCCGGGATATCAAGCCGCCTTTTCATAAAAGGATTTCCTCCTGAAGTATAGGGAACCCCAGCGCCTTCTTTATAGAATTCATAATCGGCCATAACAAAATTCCTCCTTTGATTGTTGTGTGGGCCTGTTTGTTCACAGGCCCGGGTTTTTATTAGCCGCCGTTGCGGACATACAGGTCAATAAGCGCTTCACCCTTCAGCACCTTATCCCCGTACACATTAAGGCCCCTTACCAGATTCCCGAAGGTCCTGGACGTTCTAAGGGTCTCCATCTTGGTCATTTGGGCCGCGAAACACAGGGCGCTTATCTGGCCAAAAATCGAGTGATAACAGGTATTGCCCGTGTCCGTGACAGAGGTTAAAAGGTTGGATTCATAGAGCGTTATATCGGCTATTTTGCCGATACGGCCATTGCGGAGAATGGATGTCCCATCTCCAGCAAGAGAGGCATCCTTGAGATCCGATTTAAGAATCATGCCGCTCATCCATTCCGGGATAACGCCCCAGCGATTATTCTTGGGGACGCTCTGTTCACCTAAAACAGTGCGGCAATCTACAATCTTATCAAGGATATTGGCCTTGGTAACGGCCACCGGGGTTCCGGTAGTCCCCAATGCGATATCGCCCGAAACCTTACCAGCGCTATTCCCGGCGTTGTGGGTGTCGGCATCTGCGTAAATATCGCCCAATATTCCGGTATCTATCTTGATTGACATCTGCTCACCGGCATCATCTGACCAGCTATCCATCAGCTTGACATCGGTCTGATATGCGTCAATATCATCACAAATAAAATTGAAGTATTTGGCCTTATCAATAAGAAGCTCTATGTTCGCAGATTCCGGCCTCTCGATTTCAAGGTCTTGCCCTTTGACGTAATCGTTAATGGTGATATCAGGAACGGTCCGGATTATGACCTTATCGCCCTTGTTTTTGATCTCTCCCGCATACTCTGTATTGGAAATAGCGGCAATTACTGTGGCATCATAAAACTTAACCAACAGATTGCCCGACCAGATCTCCGGGATAAAAGTTCCACTATACTGCGGTATTCCCGCTGCTACTTCGACTGCCATAGCGTTTCCTCCTCTAAGTTAAATAAAAAGGGAGAGATCAAGGGCCTAAACGTCCCTAAACCTTTCCCTTTTTGATTGATCGTTGAAAAGCCAAGGAGATTTTATCGAACTCCTCTTTGGTAATTCTTTTATCGATATAATCTTTGCTGGCTTTTTGAAATTGAGCCCTAGTTACGGTTTCGTCTTCCGGTTGAATCGCTCCACCACCACCTGTTTCATCAGGGGTTATTTCATCCTCTAATGAAGGTGTGATTTCATCGCCACCGCCTTCGGGCTGGTACCCTGTTTCTTTGATAAACGAATTAAACCAATGCGCTACCCGGGCCACATCACCTTTTTGATGAGCATCATCAAGTAAACGCTGTCTCTGTATGCCGGTCCCTGCGTCTATTTGAGCCAGATAATTATGCCAACGTGGGTCTTTATTTATCGACCTCCACTTCTTGACCTTTTTGGTGAGCACATCATAAAACCGCTCACTGGCATCTTTTTCAACGGTCTCGCCAATGCTCTTAACCTGGGTACCCACTTCGCCATATTTGGCTTTTAATTCTTGGTTTTCCTTAAGTAAGGCATTAACGGTATCCACCATATCGGTCATTTCTTCGCCATAAGCCTGAAAATCCTCTTTCTTTAATTCTTTCGTGGGTATGACTTTTGGTTTAGCTCCCTCGTCTTCTTCGGTATCAACATCAACTCCAGAAGGCTGCTTTTGCTGAGCAACGATTATATCGTTGAGGTTCGATATGGTAGCGTTGGCCTGGCTTAACAGAGACCTGGCCTCTTCCAACTCACTTCTAAGATCCCCCACCTCTTTATTATATTTACCCCGCAGGACCTTAAAACTATGCTCATAGTCCTTTGGTTTCTGTGGAGGTTGGGGTTCCTTTCCTTGTTCGAGAGTCTGCGCCGGTGTTTCAATTACTTGGTCTTTCGGCTGATCTTTGCCTTCGGCCTCATCATCGATCACGGTTACAGGTATTCCCTCGGCAATTTTGCCTTGAAGATCCTTTGCAGCATCACCTTGTTTTTGAACTGCTGTTGGTATTCCTGCCATTTTGGATTCCTCCTTTCGAGCCGCCTTAAACGGTCTTCGGGTTTACTGTTATGCTTGAGAGCTCGGCATTTGCCGGTATTCCCAAGCGCCTATAAATAAAAAAGCCCCGTTGGATGAAACATTTCCGAATCATCCAACGAGGCTTTGATACGCTGTTGGCTTACCCTAATGCGTTTCCGCGTGGGAGAGACAAAAGGGCGTTATGTGATTTATTCAAATTTTAGTCTTTCAATTATATCCTTTATCCTGTTATTCCAATAATTTACATTAAAAAGCTCTCTTGTTTCAAATGAAGCGTGGTTCATATAAATCACAAATATAATCGTGTTCTACTTCTTTCCTCTCTGCTGAATCAGGAGAAATTTTTTTATTCTCACATTCAAAATCTTCTTCATTTATCCCACAATCAAAAGAAAATCTGCAATTCGCACAAGTTCTTACCTGCCTATAATTATGCTTTTTAAGAGGATCCATTACTTTTCAAACAACTCCCGGATAGTATTCCTTCTTCTCTTAGCGTAGGAGCTAATCGTTTTCTTGGCCCCCGATACGCTTACTACATCCTTTTTCTTTTTGGGACAGGGTTCTCCTGCCTGCTGCCTTTTGCCTTCCTTGGCCGTTTTATTCTGGTAACTGCCTGCATACGTCCCTGTGCCATCTCGGTCTCCCGGTGTCTTTTTGCCCATTTTTTAAACCTTTAAACCGGAATATTCGTAATAACCAGCCATTGTATCCGGCTCATTACAATGATTCTGGAATCCCGTGATTTCCCCGTCTTTTGGGCTATTGCATCACTTAAAAAATATGAGATCTCATTTCCGTGCCTGAAATAAAACCCGGAAACAAGCTGCATATTGGTACCCTTATACTCCCTGTGCTCAATCCAGATATCGTGGTCTTTATAAATCTTATCTATGCGCTCCTTCTTTGTTTCCTTAGTAAGTCCTGCATTTTGAGCTATTTCCATGACCTTATCAGCATTAACGCCTAATTTCCTGAGAGCTATGTTATGGGCATGACGTAGGAAATTATTGGCCTCTTTTTGAGTATCAAACCGATATGGCTTACATTCGTCCATTACAAGCTGGAAATTATCCACATTCCGGGATCTGATTTCTCCCAGCGTCAGATTAGCTGTTGCATCTCTGATTTCAGCCATGTTCACCCGTATAAATCCCAAAAAGCAAAATTTTATTCTTATAAATTTTTGTCTTCAACAATCTAACCACAAAATAATCCCAGCTAGCCTTGTTTTTTATAAGATGATCAGCGACTATATTCCCTAATTTATTTGAGATTCCCCATAGTCTTGATTCCCTGATAATACCTTTCTCAATAAGATCAAGGTCGTTGTTGAGATCCATTAATACAGTGAGGGCTTTATTTAAAATGATGGCCTCACCATGAAAATCAACTTCATCTCCTATCTCCGTGGGATTACCTGTATAGTCTAATTCCGTTTTATGTTTCTCAAAAATTGGAGCAAGGGCATCATATGTTCTATTAAGAGTATAATACAGCAATAATTCTGGTATAAACGGCATACTATAATCCTTTTTTTTAATCTCCGGCATACTCGGCTACCCCCAAAAACCTAATCCCCCTACGGCCTCGGTTCCTGACATCATATACCCTATAAGCACACCCGTTTATTAAGAAAACAAAGTCCCTGCGTGAGAGCGGATCAATAAACCCTTTGGCTGGCTTCCGTATTCTCACGACTTCCGTTTTACCGGCCTCTTCTTTTTCCTGGTCTTGTTCAGGTATGGGCTCTTCGACAACTTCAGGTTCAAGATTTTCCACGCCTTCCTCGTTAATATCCTCGGCTGGTTTATCCTGTCCTTCGGCCAAACCCTTGAAAGAGCTTTCCTGTTGCATTATATTGTCCCCCTTTTATGCTTTCATCCGCCATTCCCTTTTTTAGGCTTAAACTTACCGCACCAATCATATTCTTTTACGATAGGCCAAGTACCATTCCGGCTCCCTTTTATTATAGGCGAGTTTTTTCTGCAAATCCCTGAATAATACCCGTCAATATTTTTAGTTTTAGGCCATATCTCAAAAAATCTACAGTGTTCACATTTTCTTTCAATCATATTGGGGTATTTATACATTATATTTCCCCCCCTCGAAGTACCTTCTCCAATAAGGAGATGGTAAACCTCAGGCCCCTGATAAGGGCACGGATTATTTGACTGTTAGATATGTTATCAGATTTAGGCATTTATTATGTCAATATGTTCCAAAAGGAACCTTAAAGGGTTCCTGGGAAGGCCGACCGGGAGACCAGCCTTGTCGCTCGGGGAAACAAGCTATCCCATGAAGATTAAATTGTTTAAGTAATAACGCCAAGTCCACCAGCTATTACAGCTTGCGGGACATGCACGCTGACGTTTGCCGCCCTATCTGACCAACTCGTAAATCCATAATTCATCGAGCAGTTTCCTTTAATAACGATCTGATGCGTTGAGGTACACGCATCCCTGAAAACATAAGTAGGCCCAGTCCCAAGGTTCTCGGTGAAATTATAGAACGAGCAATCCTCGAACTCCAGTTCACGGTCAACGGCATAATCAGCAAGAAGTTGAATAAGGCCAACGCTGTTATTTGTGGCTACCTCAATCCTGGTTGAAAAACGGGTATTCTTGAACTTCATTCCGAAACCCGCTGCCGCCCCGCCGATAAATTGAACGCATCCAGGGCCATAAGTCCTTTTGGTGTTTCCAGAACTTCCGATAACGCTCTCCTCGATCAGCATCCCGTTACCGGCACCTGCCACGCTGGTATCAACGATAAGTGGAACTCCAGCTCCTACTGTGGATAATTGCAAGGCGCCATCACCACCGCGCAAAGATATCCGCTTTCCGTAAAAGTTTTTACCAGATATCCTTATATCACAATAGTTATCCACGGCACTAAAGACATTCCGCGTCCCGATACCATACATCGTTACAGAATGACCAGTAAAGTTAATGATCTCGCCTATACTGGTAGTCGCACAAGATATACGCACTTGGCCGCCAGGGAGTGTTCCAGGCTGATATGCCTGATTAATACTTCCTGCCCCGATAATTGAGGTATCATGTTTTGCCCATGTAAGGGATTCTGTCTGGATATGATCCCCAGGCCATACATAAACCCTGTCACCCTGATCGCTCGCCATATTTGTGTAGGCACTGGCAAGAGTGGCAAAAATCCTCTGATCATTCACACCGTTTTTTCTAAGCATCTCATAATACAGGTTAGTTCCAACTTTGCTTGTAACCAGATGAAATACCTCGCCTCCGACCCCTTGGTTTACCCCAAAACCTTGCAATGAACACTTGTTTACCGTTAACTCGTTAATCGTCATTTGTTCTCTACGCATGATAATTCTCCTTTATGTTAAATTATTTTTCGCCCAACGCTTCCATTCTCTCCCTATGAGAGATAGCGGAGCGGTATTATAATATCATCCTCGTTATCTCTTTAAATTCAG